ACGATTAAATGTCAGTTATTTACAAGGGTAAGACTAATGCTTTGGGAGCAGGGGGTCGTGGGTTCGAATCCCGCTACCCCGACAATAATTAAACCGCTGATAATTAGATATTTACTAATTGTCAGCGGTTATTTTTGTCTCTATATTCAAATGTTAAAGCCGTAAATTTATGCCGTATTATGCCGTATTATGCCGAAATTTGCCGAAAATCCGTGCAAAACACGTGCAATCCATCAAAATGTAGAACCGTGCAAAATCCGTGCAAATGGCAAAAATTAATCTGTACCTCGATGCAAGGGCCAAAAATAAATCTGGAAAATATTGTGTAAAAATTGTAATTCGGCACAATAATACATCCTCCATGATTCCGACATCTGTATATTTAAGAAAGGAGGAATGGCTGAACGGAGAGGTTATAAACACTCCTCTGGCAAAAAGATTGAATCAAGTTTTAAAATCGAAATTGGAATATCTTAGGATGCAAATCATCTTATTAAGTTCATCAAAGAATCTTGACAAGATGACGGCCAAAGATATACGTGAACAAATAAATCCTCGCGAAGAAACAGAAGAAGAACGGCCACATTATATCAAAGAATATTTCAAGATATTCATTTCAAGGAAGACAAAAGATAGAACAAAAGAGGTTTACGAAGGCACAATAATTAAGATTGGCAATTATTGCGATATTGATAATTTATCATTTGAGGAGATTGATTACAAATGGTTAGTTGATTTCGATACTTGGATGCAGGCAAAAGGAAACTCAGTAAATACGCGCTCCATTCATTTGCGCAATCTTCGCGCCTTATTCAACGAGGCAATTCGTGAAGATTATGTAGCACAAGAATTTTACCCATTCAGGAAATTCAGAATAAAATCTGAACAGACTGAAAAACGCTCTTTGACAATCAAGGAATTATTATCACTGATGAATTTTAAATGCGAAGATTATCAGCAAAAATATCTTGACATTTTCCTAATCTCCTTTTATTGCGCAGGAATAAACATGGTTGATTTGCTTGATTTGCCGCACCCAAACGAAGAGCAGAGAATAACATACCGAAGGAGTAAGACAGGAGTTCTTTGCAGTCTTAAAATTCCAAACGAAGCAATGAAGCTCATACGAAAATATCGCGGAGAAAAGAAACTGCTTAACTTCGGAGAGACACATGAGGATAAAAGGTCTTTCGTTAGAATGATAAACAAGAACTTACAGAAAATAGGAAAGACAGACATTATTAATGTGAGAAACAGATATGGACGAGTGAAGAAAGAAAAAATATTCAAGCCCCTGTTTCCTCATCTTACAACATATTGGGCAAGACACACATGGGCGACTATCGCCGCAGATATTGACATTCCAGATGCTGTTATTGATGCTGCTCTTGGGCACAAGCCACAATACCAAATCGCAGATATATATATAAGAAGGAATGAAAAGAAGGTTGACCAAGCAATCAAGAAAGTAATAGACTATGTAAAAAAATCCACTGACAATTAATTTTGCCAGTGGATTTTTTGTTTTATCCTACATGTTCTTCTGGGTCATCGTATTTGAGGTTGAAGTCTGTTGCAACATGCTTTCTTATGTCATTTATCGCTAATCCAGCAAAGCCACAAAGAGAAAATAAAACTCCAGAAGCAATACTCGTTAATCCAGCGGTTATCTGCTGTTGCCCAAGATAACTTATATATTCTTTATAACTTCCGCTATTATACATTCCTATTATCGTAACAATAATTCCAGCAATAAGGCAAATCGCGCCTATAACTATCACTGCTTTAGCAACGATGTCAAGATAGCGATAACTAAAGGAAACGTTATTAAATTCAGATTGTGCGTTTTGTGAAATCATAATTGTTTGATTTAAAAATTTGTTCTTACTAAGCCAACGACACGATAAATTTTAATCACATCGCTTTTTTCTATATTTATATCCTCCAACTGACTTTCTTGATTTGAAACCTTGCATTCATACTTATCGCCGCGCTCATAAACGTTTCTGAAAATAAATCCAATGCTCTTTGTGTCTATTATATAAGGAGCGCCGCTTTCAATAACCGCATTCTCTTGCAGTGCTGACAACGCAATTAAATCCCCACGCATAAATTGAGGTTCCATTGACACCCTATCATTTCTAAAATAGAAATCAAAAGGTGGAAATTGATTAAATGCTCCCATGTATTCCAAATTCTGAACTTTTCCGCTTTTCACAAGCTCCAGCACATCAATATTAGGAATCTTAGCAATACTCTCTGTAATGATTGGCTTTTGCTCGCCGTTAGCGAAGAAGAAATTAGACAGCTTGTCAAAGTTATTGTCCTTGTTTTCATATCCCTTATTAAGCATTTCCCCTTTTCCAGTTTTAAGCCATTCGATATTTAACTCGGGAAAGTTTTGTGAAATATTGAACAACGCGGAAACACCGAAATCATCTTTGACAACAGATAAATAGCTGGTTGACAGCCCTGCTTTAAGAAGGAATTGTCTTTGTGAAACTCCTTTGTAATTAATGAATTTAAGTAGTCTATCTTTCATAATGTTAAAAAATATTTATTCGTTAGATATTTGTATCTAATTATTTGGCATATATAATTATTATATGTATCTTTGCACATGTAACCAAGAGGGAAGATAACTTATCTGCCTAATGGTTGTGCAAAATTAAAAAGAAAAAATAGAATAGCAAAATATTATATATAAAAATGGTAAGAAAAAGTTTAATCCAAATACCATCGGAGATACGGAGGAAGGCGACAATCGAGAGGTATAATAAGATATATGCCTATTATATAAGAGAATTAAATCTTGGAACAAAGGCGTATGATGCAATTGTGATGACTGCTAACGCATTTAATGTAACGATAGCAACGGTTTATAAGGTAAAACGAGAAAAAGAGAAAGGAGCAAGCAATGAGGGTAGTAATGCCACAAATAGCAGATGATTCAAAATACACGGTGTGCCAAGCGTCTGAGGTTCTTGGAGTTCACAGAGACACTATTAGAAGATGGGTTAATAGCTGCCTTTTAAAGCCGAGATTCAGCAAGATAAACGGACGGAAGTTTTTTCTTGGCAAGGATTTAAAGAAGTTCTGGATGACACAATATTGAAAAAATAGCTCATTCGATAGCAAAACCGAAATAGTCCGTTCTCGCATTTTCCAAATAAATCGTCTTCGGTTTTGATATTGCGTAATGTCATAACTAAATTCTCAACGCAATTATTATCGGATGAGCAAAGAGCTGAATGGTTACGCCAAAAGGTTTGTGTTCTGGTGTTATGCTTGGTGTTGGCGGTTCGATTCCGCCACAGCTCACAAAGCGAAAAGTGTTCTTTGACATATTGGCAAAGGGGTACGGAAGCGAAAATTGGAGTAGCAAGGCCCAAATCCCCGAATGAGTGGTATCACGCGACAGTAACTATCTATGTCGTGAAGTTGTAAACGGATGAGGTTCGGCATCGTCCATACCGCGTGAGCTGCCACGAGAAGTTATGTAACTACCATGTAACTGTTATGTAACTACATTTAAATTCTATGTAAGGGTAAACATTTGAAAGAGTTGAAGTTGCAATTTGCTCCCGTAATAAATGTCGGGAGCAAATTACAAGCAAATGAAACCGACTGACAAGGGATTTTATTTCTATACATAATCAACTCCTCAGATATGCCGATAGTTGGCGGCACAGGTGGTTCGAGTCCACCTATCTGAGCTAATTAAATCCTTGTTGTATGAATAAGATTAAGAGAATTGCTGAGATAAGAGAATTGCTGATGCAGGATGCAGAAGAGCAGTGTATCTGCCGCACACGCGGTTATCTCACTGCCAACTTCTACATGGAGATTGGCAAGAAGAATTACGAAGTCGAATTAATCGTTGATGAAGATTGGCAATGTAGCGATTGTTCCGTCTACAACATAGAAGAAGATGTGGAGGATGTGAAATTGAAAATCATTATCCTCAACGAATATTCAGGGCTTTACGCAACTCTCAAACGAGAGGCGTACGAAAAACTTGACAGAGAAGCGAAATTGTACGAGGAGCATGAACAATCGCTGATGTACGATTTCCTTTATTGATATAAGCTCGCTGCGGTTCTTTTCACGAGGTGCAAAGAGTTGCATCGCAAATGATAGAGTGCAATCTTGAAAAGGAGAATGAGAAGATTTCCGTTACGTAGCGAGCGCACGCAGGTGATTGAGACTGGGTCTCATGTTTTAGTTCCATGGTTGTATGATAAATAGAATATGTGAGATAAGAGGTTCGATTCCTCTCGCCTGCACCAACCAATAAATAAAATGTATTATGAAGAAGGAATACTATTTTGTTGTTTCAGTCTCTTGTAATAGAAGAAACATGAAAGAAAAGGTACTTGCTGAGTACCTTAAAAGCTACAAGAATTGTCTTGTAGAGTTCGGCGAAGAATATACGCCAGATGTTTTAATTGCCGACCTCAACCAACGACTCGATGAAATCAACGCATCGAATAAGCGGTGCATGGATATTCGTTTAAAGCGAGAAAACGGCATGTTTGGCGAAATAATCTTTGTATTTGAAAGTGATGTAAGCTGTGATACTCATCCCGCTATAATGGTTCTCAGACCAGTAAGGCGATGGTTGTCTGGTTCAAGTAGTAATAAAAGTGACGCAGAATAAAAAAATACAATCATGAAAGCATTTACAAATTACAGATATTACGTTCTCTTTGCCGTTAGCTTTATGGCGGCAATATTGTTTATTGCTATGCCAGACGATAGCTGGAGCACTCTAAGTTTTATTGCCTTTTTGGTGCTGACAAAAGCAGCGGCATGCTTGCTTATCTACGTCACGATGATTCTGATTTCTCATTGGAGCGATAAACACGAAATACCAGAGGTAGATTCGCTTATTAATGGAAATCTTTGACAACTACGTTTTTGCTATATATAAGAAAGATGTTTCTATCAAATATTCAACTTGTTAATGGTAGGAGACTATAGTTAACAGGGGCGGTCGCAACGGATTGGGATAATTAGTTCTTCCGCTTTTCATACTCATAATTCATAATTCATACTAAGGTGGCCGTCCGTACCTGCAAGTACGGACGGCTTTGCTTTTTAAATTCAAACACAATGGAAAATAAAATGACATTACACGAAAAACTGAATCTGATTCAGACAAAGTTAGAAGCGCCGAAGGACTTGTATAACAAGTTTGGTAACTATCGTTATAGAAGCGCAGAAAGCATATTGGCCGCGATAAAACCCTTCCTCCGCGAGATGGGTTTGACGCTTGTGACGGAATCGAAAATCAGCGAACATTTAAGTCGCATCTATGTAGAATGCACGGTGACGATTTCGGATGGGAAAACAAGCGAGAGTGCAAGCGGAATGGCACGCGAGGAAGAAACGAAAAAAGGTATGGATGGTTCGCAGATTACAGGTGCTGCCATGAGCTATGCAAAGAAATATGCGCTTGGTAATCTCTTTGCTATTGACGACACAAAAGATGCAGACACGACAGAATACGCGCAGCAGGTACAAGCTGCACAACAGAGTACAACTGCAACGGTGAGCCAGGCCAAGCCAAAACAAGCGCCAAAGCAAGTGAAACAGCAAGCACCGCAGGGCGATGAGGAGCGATTGATGTTGCTCCTGCAAGATATAAGCCACGCGAGAAGCAGAAAGACGCTCACAACGATTTGGAATGAGAATAAAGACTTGCAATCCAATCCGCGATTTAGCGAGGCCGTGCAAGAAGCATCAAAAAAATATCCGAAATGATAAGAATTGCATTTTGTATTATCGCCATGCTGGTTATGGTGGCGATGCTCACCGTTGTTGTATATGCACAACATGTAGCCAATAAAGACTATAAAGATGAAGATGATGACGATGATGAAGACGATAAAATTGAATGACAGCGGAATCCTGTTTGACGCAGAAAGCCACACCTATTGCACCAAAGATGGAGAAGTGTTGCAAGGAATCACGGGGAGGCTCAAAGAAAGAGCCTTCCCCGATGAGTATAAAGATGTTTCCGAAGAGGTATTGCAACGTGCCGCGACAAGAGGCACGAGGATTCATCATGTTCTTGAATTGTACGACAAAGTCGGAATTGAAACGGATGATTGCATGGAACTTGAAAACTACATGAAGGCACAGACGGAATTACCTTTCCTTGCCAATCATCTGCAAAGCGAATACCTCATCACGGATGGCGAAAAATATGCCTCTGCAATAGATAAGGTTTATGTAGAAGATGATGGCGTTATTCTCGGTGACGTGAAGACTACTTACCATCTTAATGAGGAATACGTAAGTTGGCAATTGTCTATTTATGCTTATTTCTTTAACCTTATCAATCCAGATGTAGAGGTCAAAAAACTCTATGCTCTTTGGTTTAGGGAAGACAAATATAAGGTCGTTGAAGTAGAGCGAAAATCTATTGAAGATGTCAAGAAGTTGCTTTATACGGAAGAAGCGTTGCCAGTCACCACCGTTGACGAAGCAATGATGCCAGACATCAATCGCGCGGAGGCAGCGCTAATTGAATATAAAGAAGCGATGGATTTTTATAAGGCGCAATACGATAAGCTCAAAGAAGGAATCTTGGCTATTATGATGCAACATGATATAAAGAAATATGACGGACAGAGAATTTCCATAACAAGAAAGCCAGAAACTGAGCGATTATGTTTTGATTCAAAGGCATTCAAAAATGATTATCCGCAGATGTATGAGCAATACATCACGAAAACAAAAACTTCAAGTAGTATTTTAATAAAAGTGAAATAAAATGATAGGAAACGAAAGATACCAATGTCTTGCACATTTGACAAATGACGCTGAACAAAAAACTTCACAGAGTGGTGCTTTTACTGTCTTTTCGGTGGCAGTGAACAGAAAATTGAAAGATAAGGAAATAACAAAATTTATCTCCTGCATAAAAGGCGGTGACAATAGCAAGTTACTTCCATATTTAAAAAAAGGAACGTATGTATTACTTGAAGGCAGCGTTGACGGTAATGCTTATGTATCAAAAGAAGGAATACCAAAATTTTCCCTGCAACTAAACGTTTTTGATTTGCAATTGCTTAATGTTGCAAAAACGAGCAATCCGCAATCTGATTTTGCACAACCACAAAATAAGAGCGAAGAAACAAAGAAAGTATTATCGCCAGAATATGTAAACGGTAATAATTTATATGGCGGTAGCGATGATTTGCCTTTCTGATAAATTATGAAATACGACCTGAAAAATCCGCTTGATAAACAAAATCTACTTTTGCGAGTAAAAAAGGAACTTGAAAACGCAAACAATGTTGTAGAGTTTAGTGTTTGCAAGCCAAAAAGAACAATAAAGCAAAACAGGTATCTACATGTTATATTGTCCTATTTTGCTTGTTCGATAGGTCTTTCAGCAGACTACGTAAAACAGAATTACTTCAAGCTCTTATGTAATAAGGAAATCTTTGTGATTGATGCAGAAGATGTTTTCATTGGCAAGACAAGAAGGATTCGGTCATCAAGTGAATTGACAACAGAAGAAATGTCAATTGCGATTGAGCGGTTTAGAAACTGGTCAGCAGAAACGGCAGGTATCTACATTCCTTCAGCAGAGGAACATCATTTGTTGCAATTAGCTGAAATACAAGTAGAACGAAATAAATTATATTTATAATGTCAGAGTATATCAATCACAAGATTTCAAACCGAAGCGAATATGTTTTCAGAAAATTAATTGAAAGAAAAGGTGCTGCGGCCTATGGCGTGTATTGGTATATTCTGGAGGAATTGTACGAAAGCGGCGGCAAAATGCTTTTTGAAGAAATTGAACCTATCTCAAAAGTTCTATGCGTAAGAAAAGACTTTGTAGTGAGTGTCATAAAGTCCTTTTCTTTATTTCAATATGATTCAGAATCGTTTTGGTCGGATGAAGTAATTGAACAAATAGAAAAGAGGCAGAAAATAAAAGATAAAAGAAAGGAGGCTGCAAATAAAAGATGGGTGTCTGAGAAAAATATTATTGTGCCAGAAAAAGAGAAAGAGGTTGAATCATCTCCTATTGTTAAACCTACGAGAGTTAACAAAGAGCAAGAGATGAAGTCAAGAGAGAGGGAGTTTTATAACGTGTTAGTTCCATTCGTCAATACTTATGGCCGTGAAATGATAAGAGAATTTTTCGATTACTGGAGCGAGCCGAACAAGTCACATTCAAAGATGAGATTTGAGCAGGAGCGGACATGGGATTTAACGAGACGATTGCAAACATGGGAAAAAAGAAGTAGAAATGGATTTGGTAAATACAACAGCGGACCGGATAAGCAGGCAGCTAATTATAAAGCCGTTGAAGCCTATCGAAATGAAAGCATTCAAAATCTCAAACCAATGGATTCAGAAGAACAGATGCCTATCTAATTTGTTGAGTAATTATTCTCCTGCCAATTGGTCTTATTTACCGCAAATAGGTGACGAAGCGTACACACGCGAATGTCCTTCCATTGGCGCGTTAGATGAACTCTTTCAAGCGAAAGGCGTTGCAAGGATGTGGATAGATGAACAAGTAACAGCGATGTACCTGATGTCTTCAAGCAAAGAGAACATGAGGACACCAATTTCATTGTTTGCAAGTAATTTTTCTGTCGTTGCCGCGCCATACAAATTGACAGAGTTGATGCTGTTCTTTTCAAGATATGCGGCTGGAATGTACGACAATTCTTATTCCACTTTCAATTCAAGAAGGATTGGCGTTGCTTTTCATTCTGAATTTTTGCCGCAAAGGGAGCAGGCTTTAGCGAGGCTCGAAAGGCGTAAGGCTTCAAATATAAAAGATGAGGTTTCAAAAATAACAAGAAATCAATATGAAGAAAGCAAGGATTTTAAAACGACAGTGAAAGTGCTAAAAGATAGCGATGAACTAAGAGAAAAACTTGGCATTGCATCTGGATTAAACGTTAATGGCATAGGCGTGAGTTTTTTGCCAAAGAAATATATTTATCTTATTCACGAATATCAATCAAAGAATCTTATCACAGTATTATCCTGCGAATCAATCAAATAAAATATGGGAAACGTGAATCTTTACACTCTCCTTTTGCGTATTCATGATTTCTTTTTTGGTAATGCAGAAATGAAATACAAGAAAGAATTGCAAGAGAGGTCAAATAATGAAATTCAAGTGATGGAATTTGATGGTGAGCTATGGCTTTGCCATCGTAACACACCACTAATCAAGCAAGAGTGGACTACTGAAAATCTTGCTAAGCTGACAGAAAAAGTTAGAGAGAACTGGATGAAGTATAATATCTTAAAACATAAAAAATGACTATCAACGAATATCAAGAAAGAGCGCTGGAAACAGCAATTTACCCAAATTCAATTATCTATCCTACCATCGGTTTAACTGGGGAAGCTGGAGAGGTAGCAGACAAAGTGAAAAAGGTTCTCCGCGACAAAAACGGAGAGTTTTTTAAAGACCCCTCTACGAGGGAGGAAATAATGAAAGAGATTGGCGATGTCTTATGGTATTGCGCAACACTTGCAAATGACCTTGGTTATTCCTTGGAAGAAGTGGCAGAAGCGAATATTAAAAAACTATCAAGCCGAAAAGAAAGGGGTATGCTTGGCGGTAACGGAGACAATCGATAAACCAACGAAAATTATAATTGTAATGACAAAAGAAGAAATAACGCACATCTTTTTCAAGAAGATGTGGCTCTCGCCGAGCGGTTATCCAAGATTTCCTCGAAGCGCAATGTATGCGTACAGGGCTGGAGTTATTCGCGAAGAAGAGAAGGAAAGATACGGAATTGATAAAATAATAAGAAGATTTAATCTATGAGGCTAACCGAAAAAATTATGAATGCTCTTAACGAAGAATGCAAAGAGCGTTACAAGAGTAAGGTGGAGCAGGAAGTTTTTCTTTTTGGCGCGAGAAGAGTGCTGGAGGAATACGCAAAAGGCTTGTGGCATGAAGCAGACGAACAACCAGCCATCAACAGCGAGGTTATCATATTTGCGAAAAAAGTACTGCCAAGCGGACAGAGGGTTGCACCGACCTATGCGGCTGTTTATCGTGATGTTATGGGCCGCGATGTTTGTCTGTTTACGGACATCGACATCAAGGCAGATATTCTTAGATGGATTAACGTGGAGGATTTGCCATGAACGATTGGAAGCCAAATACGGGCATCATGAGGCACGAACCATTGATGCCAGTGCCTCACAAGAATATTAATCTACTCGTTACCTACGCGGAAGCTCAGCAGGAGCATGAAGCGATGATGTGGAAGAAGATGAACGATAAGAGGCGGCGTGAATACGGCATTTGTACTGCTTTATGCTACCTTCATTTCATGCGCGTTGAATATGCCATGAAGCTTGCACGTGATGTTGTAGATACGCTTGCCAAGCGGAAGGACATATATCGACATGAAGTCAAGCGGACGTGCAGAAGAATTGTTGACGAGGTGGCGAGGCTGAATGCTTGGATGTATAATGTAATTCAGCAAGAAAGGTATTTGGAAGGCTATGACCACTTCGTTGATACCTTCAGCGAGCACATGAAAGAGAAATATGATGCGCTGCGTTACTGCATGATGCAAGCATGTAAGCCATGCTTGACAGACCCTGCCTTGTATGCTCAGTTGGAATGCACGAGAATTGTTGCAGAATTGGCAGATGCCTGCCGCAAAGGAGACATAGAGAAATACAGAGATTACTCGTATATCAAAGGTATTTACGCTTACAACACCGAGACGCTTATACCTCTCCTTTGTTCGCTTGAAGAATTGATTAAGAAGCGGATATTCATTCGCGGAAGTAAGGACGTTAATCTCAACAAGGATGAATATGTGTGCAGGTGCGTAAACGCTGTGACTGACAGATTCCGCGATGGAAAAGGTTTGGTTAAATTATTGGAAGAAAAATGGTAAAGCTATGAGTGAATCAAGAATAATTATCGACATGGATATAGATGAGTTAATGGACTACGTGTCTATGTCTGATGTAGTAGGTTTCGCCTACGGCTGTTACGAATATCTTGACGAATGCCAGCAGCAAGAGTTTATCGAAATGCTTGGCGTGAAAGAGGTTGTAAACCTTCTCGGCGATGTAGATATTGTTGAACATATTGGCGATGAAACTCTTATTGAAGAGCTGATAGGGCGAGGGTATAATATCACACGAGATGGAATAATTTAATGAAAATGGCGATTTGAATCTTTGAAACATAAATAGTAAGACGACTATGGATTATAATATAGACTTATTTGCAAAAGATATATTGAACTGCGTGAATAAATCAGATAAGGCCGAGTTTGTCAGCTCGTGTTTTGATTACATGCAATCATCTGAACAACAAGAGTTTTTTGAATTGATTGGCGAGGAAAAAGTTGTTCGACAACTCAAAGATGACCTCATTATCGAAGAGCTAAAAAAGCGTGGATATAAACTAATATAAATTGCAATATGACAGAAGAAAGACTTAAAATGATTAACAAGATAGCCGAGGAAATGAAATCCATCTCTGAGGTGGTAAATAAGATAAAAGAAGGCTTTGAGGTTGACGTAAGATTGAAATTCATACGCACAATCGAGAGTTTTAGCGTCTATCCTTATCTATCGGAGGCCCAACGTAGCGAGATAGAAGAATTAGTGAAGAAGTGCATAAGAAAGAATTTAGAGGATTATAGAAAGGAATTTGAGAAATTATGAAATATTTAATATCACTAAAGACAAATCAAGGCATCGCCTCAGTTGAAGACTATCAGGATGGCCGTATTGACAGAGGCGATGTAATCGGCGTCATCCTTCAAACGGAGGTGATAGGTGTGGTTATTTCTCTTGACCAGTGGAACGAAAAATGGTGCAGCGAGAGAAAACGCAAGGTTTTCAATAAGGGTTGCAATGAAGCGGAAGCCTTGCAGACATTGAGTGGTCTTGAGCTTACTCGTAATATTGTGAAGAAGAACAAGGAAGATGGCGAAGATATGACTGCCGCCATGCGTTGCTGGCAGTACAAGAAAGGCAACCTTCAGTGGTATCTTCCAAGTCTGTATGAGCTTGGAACAATCATCGCTTATCGTGATGAATTGAACGAGGTACTGGAAATGCTTGGTGCTGACCAATTTGATGAAGATGATTTGGGCTGGAGTAGTTCAGAGCCCGGAAGTTGGGGCGCATGGGTCGTCTACTTCGGTTATGGTGGCTTCAACAACTACGGCAAGTTCTATAACTTCGTTGTGACGGCTGTCTCCGCATTTAGCCCATTGCAACGTGAGAAATCTATGTTTACACACAATGAATAAATAAAACAACTATGGCAACTAATAAAGAAGTAGAGCAGCATTATACACTGCCAGTGAAAAAAGAAACAGAAAAGGAAACTATTAACATTGCTGAGATTCTTCGCGACTACAAGGAAAATGAAATAATTCTATACACAACTATGTTGGGCAATGCGTTCTTCAAAGGGTTCACGCGCGATGGTAGTGGAATTATCCTCGAGAGCACGAACACAGTAGATATTGCGCTTGACGCAAACGGAAGGATGAAAGAAGTGCAGAGCGGCGAATGTAATGTATTTCCTTCTGCTGAAATGCGTGACTGGAATAAGTTTTTCAAACATGGTGATGTCGTTATCAATCAAAAAGACGGAGGTATGTTTGTCTTTCATTGCTGGGCAAATGGCAATTATACAAAGATGAGTATAATTGACTACTTCGACAAGCCAAGTTCGTTTGGCAGAAACGAGTTTAGACTAAAACGTTTGACTGTTAAAACAAAAGACTTTCAGAAAGCCGATGAAGAACAACGTAAATGGTTCTTTGACTTGATGGAGCAATCTTACACCATTGTTGTTGACTGCGGAAGAATAGTGGAGGTGTACAATAAAGCGTCAGGCTTTAAACAGTATGACAGAGTTCTCGTACGCAACAGGAAGCAGAGCTGGAAGATAGACTTGTTTTCTCATTATGAGCAATTTGGCAGCTTTCGCTATAGAACGCTTGGAGGATATTACGAATATTGCATACCGTTTGATGGTAATGAGCATCTTGTAGGTAAAGAAGTCATAGACGGGGAGGAATGAAATGATAAACATTAAAGAATTAAGAATTGGTGATATTATCACCACAGAAAACAAGTACGAAGGTTATAAATACTCTATCGTTGAAGGTATTGACAATATCAGCGGTACGATTCGTCATAGAGAGGTGTATGAAGATGAAGGTAGTCAGATGGCTATTTCTTCATACGAAGATATGTCGCCGTATCCGTTGTCAGAAGAACTACTGAAAGCAAACGGATGGCAGAAGTCATCCGTGAATGGAGTAAGCGTGCTCTTTGTAAATTTTGAGCATATTACCATCGGACTTAGACCTTCTGCGGTATCTCATAACGCGTTCTGCCCGATATTGTTCCCAGATAGTTCAAAAAGAATGCACGATGCGATGTTTATGTATGAAATCGAATCCGTGCATGAACTGCAAGTGCTGCTTGATATTTGGATGATAAGACATGCGTCAGGAGTAAGAGTGAAAGTGAAAATCAAACCCTAACAATCATGAGTATAACAGAAAATAAGAACCTCTACAGAGCCGCAGCCCGCTGCCGAGAACTCGAAGAATACATCAAAGAAAACAACTAAAAAACAACAGCATTTATGGAAATCAAGATTGAAAACGCAAAGGCTGCCTTGAAAACAGCCGATGAGAGCGTCAAAAAAGTTCTTCTCGCTCTCTTACCCGAATTGAAAGAAACAGAGGCACAGATAGCCGCAAATCGCCCGATTATAGAACGTGTGAAGACCTTTGAGGACGCTTGCCGTGAGTTAGGCGCAGACCACTCCTTTGTTCTCGCTTATCAGAACACAAATCTGCGTGACCCCGAGGTTGCAGAGGAAAACAGAGACATCCTCGCATACATGAAGCTTCGCATCATCGCCGCCGCCCTGAATGAGGGTTGGAAGCCTCAGTTCACAGAAGACGAGAAACGTTGGTATCCTTGGTTCACGCTATGGACGGAAGAAGCACTGTCAGAGAAGAGTGACGAGTGGAAAGCCGAACGACACCTCATATCAACAGGCGACTATTCAGGATACTGGGCGGGCTTCGCTTCTTCGTACTCGTCTCGCTCCCCCTCGCGTACGGTTGCGCACGTCGGTTCTCGCCTTTGCTTTAAGAGCGAAGCTCTCGCCACGTATTGCGGCAAACAATTCATCAGCCTTTGGGCTGACTTCGACATGATTAAGAAATAATAAATCAAACCCTAACCATTATGGATATTACAGATTACAAGAACCTCTACAGAGCAGCGAGAAAGTTAGATGAAGCTGTTGACAAGAATAGCCCCCAATATCGTTCTGTAAAATATAAGTCCAATTACTACGGATTCAACAATACAGAAGTCAACTCTAATTGCATGCACCCTTTCACCATTCAATTGAAGTCTTACCTTGAACTGAATCGTACTAATGAGCAAGGAGAGCCAATCAAAGAAGAATGGTTGAGATTTAAAGATGATTCGCTGGTGGAAGAATTTATGGTCAAGGCGATTGATTGCCACAAAGAGGATATTCTAAAGACCACTTCACGATTAATCAAGCAATTTTTGGAAAAGAATATTGACGAGGTTAAGAAGGAGAGGAAACGACTGGAGAATATCGAAATGTTCATTAAAAATGGTCTACAAAAAGACTGACAATAACTTTGATATATTGTATCTAATTATTATATTTGCGTATTAATTAGATATTTAGCAAATGATGTTGACAACCAACAAATACAGGAACAAGAAGATAAAGAATGCGTATGGTACTTTTGACTCGAAAAAAGAGTACGAACGCTTTCTTTATCTCTCTGCGGCTCAAAAGAAAGGTATAATAAGTGAATTGACAAGACAAAAGAAATTTACTCTTATTCCCTCGCAAAGAGATGTGTATGGAAGGGTTGTTGAGCGTGAATGTTCTTATAGGGCAGATTTTTGTTATCGGAAAAACGGTAAGTTAATTGTTGAAGATGTGAAGAGTGAGATTACGCGAAAAAATCACGAATACATCATCAAACGAAAACTTATGCTGTATATCATGAGAATTAAAATAAATGAGGTATGAACGAGGATTTTGACATAAAAGGCGATTTAAATTTCGGCGATGTTGGTTTTGATATTGGCGACATAGATTCCAGCTTGTTTGAAGTGGATTTTGACGGAGGCGACCAAATCGAAACGCGATATGTCAGACCAACGCTTAAACCGATAAAAGAAAGCCAAATACTCTATAGCAACGCTGAAAAACTGGCAAAGGAAATTGATGTTAGCAAGGGCTTTCGCTATGATGCTTTTATTAGCGGAAATTTCATTTTTGGAGATTTTATTGAAGCGTTTCTAACAAACAAGGAAATAATAGCCAAGAAAATGGTTGTTTCCACCTTGTCATTAAGTCAAAATAATATTGACAGTTTTAAAAATCTTCTGGAATATGGATGGATTGAAGACTTATCTTTGATTGTTAGTGCATATTTCTACTCAAACGAAATACGTGTTTTGATTCCTTACATTTATAGCAATCTTGATATTGATAATAAATTCCAGCTTGCTGTTGCTGGCGTTCACACAAAGACTTGTCAGATTCTGACAGAAGATGGAAGAAAAATCGTCATTCATGGAAGTGCAAATCTGCGTTCCTCAGCTAACGTGGAACAAATTACAATTGAAGAAAATGAACAGCTTTATGACTTCTATGAAGAGTTTTACAGCAAAATTATTGATGAATACTCAACGATTAGAAAACCAATCAGAGGAAATAAATTGTGGAATGTTGTAAACAAATAGGCTTATGGCAAGTGGTAGCGAAAAGAAAAAGGATAAAACAAAGATAAAGAGTAATACTCCTGCCAAAGAAAGAGGTAAGCGTATGAAGAGGGCAAAAACAAAAGATGGGCGGTGAACTTCCATTTTAACATCCATATAAATGAAAGCAGAAAAAATCACATAAAGAATAGCAATTATAACACATTATGACATCAATAAAAATGCAGGCGAAAATAATAAAAATTTCGGATTTGCACCTTAATACGGGACAAATTAAGGATGTACCAAAGAATCCTCGTTTTATCAAAGATGAGCGTTATGAAGCACTTAAAAAAAGCATTGAGGATGACCCAGAAATGCTTCAATTACGCGAAATTGTTGCATACGATAATAACGGAGAACTTGTCGTAATTCTTGGCAATATGCGTTACAGGGCCATGAAAGAGCTTGGCTACAAAGATGCTCCTGTTAAAGTATTGCCAACGGGCACGAGCGCAAAGAAATTGCGGGCATACATCCAAAAAGACAATATTGCTTTCGGTCAGAATAGTTGGGATTTGCTTGCTAATGATTGGAATTTGGAAGAATTGTTGGATTTTGGCCTTGAATGTGAATTCTTAAAAGATAAGCAAGATATTGATTTGGATGATATGTTTGAGAAAGAAGAAAATAAAGCAAAAGAAGATGAACAACATAATAATTCCATCATCTTGCAAATTGAAATCCCTCAAACTTATTCAGAGGAAATTGAAGATATAAAAAAGGAGTTGAATACAATAACAAAATTATACGAAGGAGTAAAAATAAAATGAAAAGATACGTATTAACTCACAATGAGGTAGAAGGATTTCATTATTATCCTTGTGCTCCAGAAGAATGCAATTTTTTATCATCTATTCATCGCCACGTATTTGTTATTGATTGCGCCTTTGAAGTAGCACACAATGAACGTGAAATCGAAATTATAACTCAACAACAAGAAATAGAACGAGCATTAAACTCTCAATTCGGCAAACCATGCAAATTTAAAACTATGTCATGTGAAAGTATTGCCGAATGGATTTTGATAAAGTTTAATGCAAATTCTGTAACAGTAAGGGAGGATGGTTATGGAGGCGCTACACTTACCAGATAATACAAAGGTGCATTTTGCGAGTATGGAGAATTTAGTCCAATATCAGATAATACATACGCTTGGTGTTAATTATTTTCTTTACACCGCATACCTCTTTGTTAGTAGGCTTCTTAAATCAAGGAGTAATATTGAAGATATTGACTACAAATATCTGCGACATTTATCAAGTAATTGCAAACACGTAATACAGGACAGTGGACTTTTTACGCTGATGTTTGGAGCAATGAAAGGCAAAAAGGATGCAGCACTAATGAATAAATGGTATGACCGTCTTGTAGAGTTCACGCTCGCTTGCAATAATGGTGCAACCGTTGTAGAAATAGATTGTCAAAAAGTATTAGGCGTTGATGCTGCATGGGAATTTCGTGAGCGTATGCGAAAGGATTTGCCGAAATCAAATCGCATTATCAATGTGTTTCACCTTGAAGATGGCATAAAAGGACTTGATAGATTGATTGATTTTTCTGAATATATTGCTATTTCTGTTCCAGAGTTGAGATTTGCAGGCAAAAGTAACTATGTAGGCAAGATAGCTCGTTATATAAAGAAAAGAAAACCAACAATTGATATTCATCTTTTAGGATGCACAGAGAAAGACTTGCTCGCAAAAAATACATTCTGCACTTCTGCTGATAGTACAAGTTGGCTTTCATCGGTTCGTTATGGCTTTATTAAACAGAGACATATACGTAATATAAAAACAGAAAAGATTATTCAATTAATTGGTGAAGAAAAATACAAAAAACTACTATCGTTTAATTACAAGCAAAGTAATTTAAATGCCTTAGTTTTAGATGTAACGATGCTAAAGAAATCCTATCAGGATTTATGTGGAAATCAAGATTATTATAAATAAATTATGTACTACGTAACAAAAAGAATGGAGATTGCAGGATGTCATCACCTCAACCTTTCTTATGAAAGCAAATGCGAAAATTTGCATGGTCATAATTGGATTGTGACCGTTTTCTGCAAAGCGGAAAATCTTAATTCTGATGGCATGGTAATTGACTTCAAGCATGTAAAGAATAAAATTCATGGATTTCTTGACCATGGAAATTTTAATGAGCTGTTACCCTTCAATCCAACAGCAGAAAATATTGCAAAATGGATTGTAGAGCAGATACCAATGTGCTATAAAGCAATTGTACAAGAAAGTGAGGGTAATACCGCAATCTATGAAAAATAAAAGAAAATGAGGATTAACGAAATATTTTATTCAATACAAGGTGAAGGTGCTTTTACTGGAACTCCTTGTGTATTTATTCGCTTTGCTGGATGTAATCTAAAATGTCCTTTTTGCGATACAAAGCACGAATCGTATAAAGAGTACACAGATGAAGAGATAATTCAAGAAATTATTAAATATCCGACAAAGCATGTTGTTCTGACAGGCGGCGAGCCTACTTTGCAGATAACAGAAAAATTCATGCTCATGTTATGTGAAGAAGGAAAATATATTCATGTTGAAACAAATGGCACGCGAAACAATAAGGCACTTTCTTTTGCAAATTGGATAACATGCTCACCAAAGTTTGAATATTGCAATCAAGCGAATATTGCCTTAGAGCATATTGATGAATTAAAAGTTGTATTCGATGCCGAAAAAACTTGCATGAATAAGTATAAAAGGATTATTGCTGATAATTATTACTTGCAACCATGTGATTTGAAGGATAAAGAAAAAACAGAAAACAATATCAAGGGTGTTGTAAATTATTGCCTTTCTCACCCACAATGGGCGATTTCATTACAGACGCAGAAAATTATAAATGTAAGATGAATAAGAAAGAACAAATAGAAAACCATATAAAAGGCATTTTATCTTTAATTGGGGAAGATGTAAACAGAGAAGGACTGAAAGGCACGCCCGATAGAATAGCCAGAATGTATAATGAAATATTCAGAGGTTACGATGCTTTACAAAAACCAAAAATAACAACATTCGAGAATGGGAAAGATGGCATAACTTATGAAAATATGATTATAGATGAAGGCGACTTCTATTCAATGTGTGAACATCACATGATGCCATTTTTTGGCCGCTACTGGTTCGCTTACATCCCCAATCCTAAAGGTCGGATTCTTGGAATTTCTAAAATTGGTCGCGTTGTAGATTATTGTGCAGCAAAATTACAAATACAGGAAAGACTTGTACGAGAAATTGTAGACATTCTCTCTGATGCTCTTAAATCTAAATATCCACCTCTTGGTGTCGCTCTTGTAATGGAGGGCGAACATTTATGCAAGTCTATGCGTGGAGCAAAGAAAAAAGGGAAAATGAAATCATCATACCTTGTAGGAGCTTTTAAAGATGATGCACAATTGCGTAATGAATTTTTCAATCTTATAAAATAGGAAAGATAAAATCAGAGCAATAAAGCGCCTGCCAAAGACACTTTTCGCTAACAAACCAAACAACGACAAAATTCAAAGATTTCAGCGATGAGAGACCCAAAGAATATCATTCCTTATCAATGGAAAAAAGGACAGAGCGGAAATCCGAAGGGGAGACCACCAAACAGAGTTCCAAAACAACTTGAAAATATATTTGGCTCTAAGGTGAAGGCGAGGAAATTTTTTAACCTGTCAAATATAGAAATAGACGAATGGGAAAAGGCCGTTTTATCATTGGCAGCGCCTCAGTTAAGCAAATTGGCAAAATGGGAGGACGCGCCAATGTATCCAAGAAATTTAGCAATCGCAATCATATCGGACATAAAGAACGGAGTAACCAAAACTATTGACAAGCTAAGAGACAGACAATTCGGCGAAAGTAAGAAACAAATTGACATAACGACAAATGGCTCAGACATTAACAAAGAGGCGTTTGTTTTGAATTTCGTTTCTAACCCTGATGACTTCAAAAAGATTCAAGAAGAAGTGCAATCAGAGAAGGAGCGAAAAGAAAAAGAGCAACAAGAGCAAGAGACTGGCAACGATGAGTAATAATGTTTATGTAACAAAGAACTATGCGAGAGTAAAATTTGCAAAAGAGCAGGGATTTACAACCGTCTCTCTGCAAGGCTCTTCACGTTCAGCAAAAACTTATTCCATCGTCCAATATCTCTGTATTTATTGTTCGTTGCATCCAAGAACAACCGTATCAATTGTTCGCGCTGGCCTTCCGTCATTAAAACGTTCTGTCTACAGAGATTTCAAAGAAATAATGCTATCGTTGAACATTTGGAACGACAAACAGATGAACAAGTCGGATTTGGTTTACACGTTTCCAAATGGTTCAACGATAGAATTTTTTTCAACAGATAACGAGCAAAAGATTAGAGGTTCAAAGAGAATGATTCTTTTCGTCAATGAAGCAAATGAATTAGATTTCTTGCAATGGCAGCAGCTTCAAATGAGAACCACTGATTTTTCGATTATTGACTACAATCCCTCATTTACAGATGACCATTGGATTTGCGAAATTAACCAAGAGCCATCGACATATTGGTTTATTTCAACATATAAAGATAATCCATTCCTGGAGGAGAAGGTTATCAAGGAGATTGAGAGCCTAAAAGACAAGAACCCTTCACTTTGGAGAATCTATGGATTAGGCTTGCAAGCGATAGTTGAGGGCTTGATTTTTGAAAACGTAAAAGAACTAAAGCATGATTACATACCGTTTGAAAAAAGAAAGCACCATTATCGGGGAATGGACTTCGGATATACGAACGACCCAACGGCGATTATAGACGTGTACATCTGTGGCGATGAGCTATGGTTGGATGAGATTTGCTACAGGACAAAGATGCTGTCCTCTGACATTATCAAGGAAATCAAGAATGCCAATAATCGCGACAGGTCGAATGTTGAAATAATATCTGAAAGCGCAGACCCGAGACTGATAGACGAATTAAATAACGCTGGACTTGATGTAAAACCTGTAAGAAAATATGCTGGTTCAATTATTGCTGGTATAAACAAGATGCAAACCATGAAGATTTTTGTCACAAACCGCAGCGTGAATTTAAAGAAGGAGTTCAAGAATTATACATACAGGCAGAATAAAGATGGGAAATGGCTTAATGAGCCAATAGATTCATTCAACCACGGTATAGATGCCGTCCGTTATGTTGTTCTTGAAAAGCTGTTAGGAAAAGACGAAAATTCATTTAATGCCCAAGACTTTTTAAATATCATATAAAAATGAAGACCATACAAGAAATTTTATCAGTCGGAGACCCTTACCAGATTTATTCTCTGCTGACAGCGAGAAAGAAACCACTTAAAAAACCGCTGGAGGTTACAGAACGGGAGTACGACCCTAATTGTCATTTGATTTTTGACACGCAATACAGAAAGGATAAGATTGTTAAAACTCCGACAGATAAAAAAGACGAAAACGGCAACATCGCCTATAAGACCGAAGTGAGACACCGTTGCCGTGTTGCTGTTCCTTGTCAGAGAGTGATAATTGAAAGAAGTGTAGGCTTTCTTTTCACGATTCCTGTTACATACAGCATTAAGGGTGAAGCCGATGAAATGCAAGCAAAATTATTTGACGAGGTATTGAATATCCTTGAAGATAACAAAGAAGAGTATTTCAACAAGAAATTGTCGAGGTGCTTGTTTCGTGCTTGTGAATGCGCTGAGCTTTGGTATATTGCCACAAACGAAGACAACGAAAAGGAAATGCGCGTAAAATTGCTTTCTCCATTGTATGGTGATAAATTGTACCCTCACTATGACAACTACGACAAGATGGACGGATTTGCACGTGAATATGTCCTTAAAGATGAAACAGGAGTGCAAACGCATTGCTTTGATGTTTACACTTCATCCACGCTCTACAAATTTGCAAGCGATGAAAGTGAAGCAGGATTAACCTTGCGCAGCGCAAGGCCTCATGGATTCACAAAAATCCCTCTTGTCTATTATATGCAGGAAGAAACAGAATGGGAAGCAGTTCAAAAAACCATTGAACGATTAGAAAATAGTATTTCCGATTGGGGCGATACAAACGACTATTTTGGCTCACCGACATATTTCTTCAAAGGACGAATGAAGGGATTCGCCGACAAGGGAGAGGTCGGACGAGTTTATCAAGGAGACAGTGAAACTGATATGAAGGTTGTTTCGTGGGATAGCGCACCAGAGAGCAGGCGTATGGAAATAGCTAACTTGATAAACATCATTTTCAGCTACACACAGACACCCGATATCTCCTTTGAGAATATGAAAACACTTGGCAACAATACCAGTGGTGCAGCAATCAGGCTGATGTTTACCGACCCTCATTTAAAGGCTGGGCAGAAAATTGAAACCTTCGGTGAGATGTTCACAAGGCGCTTCAACATTATTAAAAACGGATATTCAACGAGTATAAAAGCGATGCCTAAGAATGATGTTGACAGGTTGAGGGTGAAGCCGAGATTTACGCCGTATATTCCAAAGAATGATGCTGAGACATTGCAATTAATAAACAGCTCTACAGGTGGAAAGGCAACGATGTCGCAGGAGGAAGGTATAAGACAAAATCCGCTTGTTTCAAATCCAGAAGAAATCTTGAAGCAAATCAAGCAAGAAAATATAGAAGAAAACAAACAAAATACATTTGGCAGTTATGAATAACAACGAAGGAAAAAGCACAGCAGGAGCAATAACAGAGAGACCAATTTTTGTTTTTATCGGTATGATTCCATTTTTGGTTAGACCAATGACTTTGGCGCAAATATGGCAAATCGGTGAAAAGATTGGTGATATTGAAGAAATAAATATTGAAGGAGAATTTAATCCATATCAGAAAGTTTTCTCAATGTTCAAGGATGTAAAAAACGCAAACGAAATCACACCAATTATAGTTTTCCGTTCCAGACTGATGAGAAAGATATTTGGAAGATTCATCCGCAAACGTATGACAATGAAGAAATACAATGAGCTGTTGCAATATGCTTCACTCTCGTTTGATGCAAGTTTTTTTTTGCAAAGTATAACTTTCCTAAAAGGGTGCAGTCAGACGACAACGAATACGAAAGAAGCGATAGCCCGTGGGGATTGATTGGAGGAGTGATGAAGTATTTTAGAATGTCGTACAATGAGGTTGTTTTCAAGCGAAGCTACATCAACATTCTTTTACTCAACAGGGCGATTCCAGGTATAAAACCATTTGATGAAGAAGAAGGCGAAAGTCCTTGCAAGAACCAACCTACAAGCAAAGGAGGAAGGAAAGTCTTGCAGACAGCAAGCCAAATCAAGGACAATTGCAATAATTTTTTCATGAATTTAATGAACTAAAACGATGGCAGAAAATAATGACGTGCTTAGTGTATCCGCAGTGATAAACGGAAAAGATATAGAAACGGGAGCGAATGAATTTGTCGCCAAAATTCGTGAAATGCAATCTGCATCCGAAAAGGCGACAAACGAAATGGCCGATGGATTTCAATTTGTGAAGAAAGTCGTTGAAGAACTTGCTGCCGTTATTGATGCAAGCGGCCAAAAGTTGAGTGCTCTTTCCTCATCTATCGGTGTAGGGAATACCAGTGGGCAATTTAATGAATTACAAGAGCAAGTTAATTCACTCCTCAGCAAGAACACAGAACTAAAGGCAAAGTTGGAGGAGGTTACAAGAGGGCTTAACACGCAAGGCGAGGCCGCACAACAAACGAAAACAGAACTTGATAATCTTGGAAATGCCACAATCAAGGCAGAAACATCTTCTGCTTTTAAGGAAGCGCAGGAAGATGTCAAGGCATACGAATCAATTCTTAAACGACTGAATACTCAATTAGAATCACTCTATGAAAAAGAGGAACGTCTCAAAAAGGCGCGTTCAAGAATTGAAGATACTAAGCCATCAACCGCAGCAGGTCAGCAGTCAAAAGAAAGAAGGCTGGAGTACAATTCGGAAGACCTTGTAGAAACGAGGGACAAGATAAAAAACATAAGCAATGCGATTGCCGAAACAAGCGCCAACTTGGAGCAAAGCAAACAACGGATGGCTCAGTTTGCAAACGAAGCAGGCAACGCATCATCCAAGACGACCGCCCTACGCACACAATTGCGCAACGCAAGGCAGGCCGTTGCAGAACTTCTTTTGTCGGGAAAACAAAACACGGCTGAATTTGGAAGAGCTGTCAACGAGGCCAACAAATTGCAAGCAGCCTTCAACAAGGTTAGTTTTGCCGTTTCTGGAAAAAGCCTTGCGTCAAACTCCTTTGGTATGCTTGCCACAGGTATTCAAGGCGTGACAGGAGCGATGACAACGTACATGGGCGTTGCTGGACTTTTCACTAAAGACCAAAAAAAACTCATGGAGATACAAACTAAGCTACAGGCCGTAATGAGTATTTCTATGGGCGTTCAGCAAACGTTAGGTGCTGCCGTCAAGATTTCAACGATGTGGGATGCGTTGAAAGCATCCGCTTTAGCAGCCGTTAATGCAGAGATGGCCAAGAATACCGCCGCGACTGCCGCGCAAACTGCGACTCAATCTGTTGAGACGGCCGCAACCGTTGCTCAGACTGGCGCAACATGGGGCTTTGTTACCGCATTGAAGGCTGTCAAACTCGCCATCAAGTCAATTCCTGTAATCGGTTGGGTGTTGGCCGCAATTAGCGCTGTCGTTGCTGCGGCTACATATATCTATAACAAGATGACCGAATTAACAGATGAAGAAAAGACGATGAAAAAGGTTGCGGAGGATAACGCGAGAGCGCAAGAAGCCCTACGTAATGAATATGCCAATAGCGATAAGGAGATTGCAAAAAACATCGTGACCTTTGAAACATTGAAGAATAAATATGAGAAAGTCAAAGGAAAATCCAAGGAATTAGATAAGTTCCTAAAAGATAACAAAAGCCAATTTGACGGATTAGGCGTATCAATCAAAAATGCTGCCGATGCAGAAAACCTCTTCAATAAAGGTTCTGATAAGTTTATTGAATCTATGAAGCTAAGAATTAAGGCAACGGCATTGTTTAACATTGCTGTGCAATCGCTTCAAGAGGCACTTATTCATGACCGAAATAGCAAAGGCTGGGAATATCGTTTGTATCATTATCAAGATTATAAAGACCTCACAACGGGAAAGAAGACGGATTGGAAAAAAACAGATACAGAGGTAGCCAAAGAAGCACGCAACGCGATGAACGGAGAGGCCGCGTTGAGAGATGCCGCTATGAGGAGATATAATGGCTTCATGCTGGATTATCAAAAACTGATAGAAGATGCTGAGAAGTTATTCAATGAAGGGGGCTTCAATAAAAATGGTGAAGGTGAAGGTGATGGTGATGGAGATAATAATAAAGACACTGGGAAATCCGCCGCTGAAAGACTTGCTGAAATCCGTCAGAAAATCAGCGAATATCTTGAAGACATCGAGAACAAGCATAACGACAAACTGAAGGAAATCTATAACCTAAGAAACGAACTTATCACAAATGAAGGAGAAAAAGAGCTGGATAGCATTAAACGTCAGCGAGACCAGCAAATGGCAGAAAACGACAAATGGTTACAAGACATTGCTAAAAAAGCAAGAGAGCTGGAGAAGTTCAAACATATAAATGCGAGCAACTCAAACAATGAAGCCACATGGGAAAAGACTGACATGGGGAAGTGGAATCTTAAACAATGGGAAGAATATGTTTTGAAAACTCAGCCAAAAATAAGAATCGACTATGAAGCTATGGCGAAGGCAATATCTGCCAATACTGCAAAAAGCGAAGAAGATGCTGTAAATAAGATTCTTGATAAATACTACAAAACGCAAAGAGATAGGGCGAACAAAATCAAGGAATTAAAAAACGATATAGAGTTTTTAGAAAAGCAATTAAAGACAGCGGAAGGCGAACGTAAGATGGAAATCCAAAAATCCTTGGATGATGCCAAACGTCAGCTCTCAGACACAGAGAGCTACAGGCAGGAATGGAATGATTATCTATCCTCCTATGGCACATTCTTGGAAAAGCGGAAGGCACTGGAAGATAAGTTTGTGATGGAATCTTCTGGCCTTAACCAAAGCTCCCCTATCTACAAGAAAAGCAAAAAAGAATACGAGAAATCGTTGCAGGAGCTGACTTTCGACCAGATGAAGAAAAATCTTGACTGGGAGGCCGTCTTTGGCGACCTTTCAAAGATGACAAAAACAATGCTGGACGATTTGGAGACTAAATTGCAATCCATCATTAAGAACGGAAAAAATCTTAGCGTTGAAAGCATTAAGGAGATAACAGAGAAACTAAAAGAAGTTCAGTCGGCAAGGTCGCAATATGATACCTTTGGGGCATCATTAAGAAAACTTTCTGATGCAAGGGCCACCAAATATGCAAGGCAAGCAACGTTAGAAGGCTTCACCGTTAACGGAAAGAATATCTATAAGGCTTACCAAGAGGCAGTTGCCAAAGGTGATGTCAAGCAACAGGAGGATTTAAAAGAGCAAAAAAACTCTTACAACAAATCCTTCGGTGATGCTTTAAAAGAAGCAACTGAATCAACTAAGGAATACATTAAGGCACAATATGCGGCAGCAGAGGCGCAGGCTCGTGTTTCTGCAACCATCAGTGGCGTTGCGAAAGCATTCAAGAGCGTTAAAAATATGCTTGGTGCATTCGGTGTGAAATATTCAGATTCATTCAATGAAGGATTTGAAGAGTTTACAAAGGGCCTGTCAGAATTTGCCGATTCATTCAAAGATATTGATATAACAAATTTGGGCGATTTGCTCAGCCTCACGAATCCAATCAACGATGTTGCATTGGCCGTCAGTGCTGTTGCTGGCACAATCACTGGAGTTGCACATACATTTGAAGGTATTGGAAAGATGCTTGGCTTTGGCGCGGATTATTCAAGCTATAATAAGTTAAAGGCAGAATACCAAAAAATATCATCCATTTGGGATGAACTTATTAGCAAGAAGACAGAGTACATTAATTTGTCGTATGGAATCGAAGCGAAAAACGCCTATGATGATGTTATGTCAATAGTTAAGGCTGACGAGCAGGCTTTGCGCAATCTTATTAAGGTGCGCGGAGAGAGCGGCGCAAGTGCAGGAAGCCACTCTATCAATTATAGACAAAATTCTTGGATGACGCAGGATAATTGGTCAAACGTATCAAGGGCCGTTGGCAAGGCAATTAGTTCAGTTCAAGACTTGCAGAGCCTTACTGCCGAAGAGCTGGAAAAGGTAAAGATGTCAGATGCAGATTTTTGGTCAAAATTAGATGCTGAGACACGCGACTATTACAACAAGATTATCAGTCTTGGAGATACCGCAGAAGACACTCTTGACAAATTGCAACAGCAGTTAACTGCCACCTCATTTGACAGCGTTTACAATGACTTCACCAAGCTAATTTCCAATATGGATAACAGTACAAGAGATTTTGCTGATAACTTCACCAACTATCTCAAAAATGCAGTAATTCAAACAAAACTTGGCGAGAAATACAAAGATATGCTTGAAGAATGGTACGATGAATTTGCCAAATCCAATGAAGATGGAAACATCTCTGTTGGTGAGGTGAGCAAATTGCAAGAAAGCTACATGCAGATAGTCGAGAAAGCTCGTAATGAAGCGAAGAATCTTCAAGACATCTATGGGTGGAGCAAGAGTGGTTCTTCAAGTGGAAGCCAAACCACATCATTCACAGCAATGTCCGCAGACAAAGGCGATGAATTGAACGGTAGGTTTGCAGCAATTCAAATTTCAAATCAAAGCATTTTGGATAACCTAAAGACGCATTTTGCGCAAGCAGAGACATCCACCGCAGAGATTCTTGAAATACAACGAACCTCAGCAAGTCATTTGGCAACGATAGCCAAAAACACGAACGAGTTATACCAAATGAACGAACGACTAAACCAAATCGAAAGAAATACAAGGAGGCTTTAAAAATGGCAGCAAAGATTAATGGAGAAGATATTTTTAAGACTTATGGCGCAAAGTTGGTGAAAGGCGGATATAAGGAGTTGATGTCATTGCCAAAAACAAAGGCCGTGATAGAAAATAAATCACGGTTGAAAGATGGCGTTGATGTAACCGTCTTGACGTTTGGAAGCAGAAGGCGCGTGGAAGACAGAGAAGTTAATTTATCATTTATATTTAGGGGCTTATCTTATAAAGAAACTGTATCTAATTATAGGCAATTTAATACATTAATATCAAGAGATTTGTTTAAATTTGCAATTGATGAACTTGGCAAAACTTTCCGTCTTCTGTTCGTAGAGCAAACATCGCTGGAGTTTTATCAAAGTTATAATTTTATTATTGCTGGATATAAGTTTAAAGAGCCAAATCCAAGCAACCAAGAAAATGAATAAGATGCTGGAAAACGTGACGATATACAGGAAAGGGGTAAGCGGCGAAGAAGTCGTTTACCCCAATTTGCCTATATATGAAGGAGGAGTAAGGCGCTGGCAGTTACAAGGGGATGATTATATAACTTTCAGAATTAAGTTACCCAACGCGATACCATTTCAGATAGGCGATTATTTCACAGACGAGCAAGGGCAATGGGGTGAGCCACAAAGGTACTACATCACCTCTCCTGTCTTTCCTTCATATTCAGGCAATAACGGAGCATGGGAATATGAACTAAAATTTGAAGCCGAGTATAAATTGTGGGGGAACAAAGTCCTGCGGTTTATTGCTTCACACGCTGAGGGCGAGTTTTCCTTGACTGATACAATTGACCATCATTTAGATTTGGTGCTGGCGACATTGAAGCATCTTGGCTTGAATATCTGTAATGGCAACGGAAAAGAATATGAATACATCATACATTATGATGGCAGCAGCCTTTTCCCAAGGAGCGGAGCAGTAGAGAAATCCGTTAAACTCATTCAATATTCAAACACTAACATTCTGCAAGCCCTTGACAAAATTGCTGAGGAATGGGAATGTGAGTGGTGGATGGAAGGCAATGTTATCCACCTTGGGTATTGTGAGAAAGATGAAGATTCTTTTATTGACGCTTCATTAGATGATAATGTTGTAAGTTGGAGCGTTGACCAAAGTAAAGGCAGCTATATTACAAGAGTTTTTCCATTTGGCTCAACGAAGAACATACCAGAGAACTACAGAAAAAAGTTAGATTTCAAGATTACAGATGTCGCTATTTATGACGATAATAATAGCGGAAATCCATACATCGCCATAAAAGACGCTTCGCATAAATTATCCGAGAGCTATTTTTCTTCCGCACTTATAGACGCTGGCGCTGATAGTTACTCGTTTGAGATTTCGAGCAAAGTAGATAATACATCAACCGAATCATCGCCAAAAAGATTCTCTAAGCTCCTTGAAACAAGAAACCTTGAAGCATATAAGAAGATTGATGTTAGCTCATGGCAGGTAACAATAAAGGCGAAAGATACTCAGACAGGGCAGCAGCAGTCAATAGGCAGCAATGTCCTCCATTACAAATTGTATGTTGTTACAGGAATAACGACAAGCGGCTCAAAAGACGAGATAACCTACATCATCAAGCAAGGCAGTGTTCCAGATAACGGAGTTCTCACGTTTAACGAAACGACAGATTATCAACTGCAAGGTTCACGTGTTGCAGAATTGCGTTTTGAAGTGTATGGAGGCATCAGCAATCATGAGTATTATATCTTATCACAAGGGTTGGTCAAAACCTCCTACAAAGCACCTGTTTCAGACTGGACGAGCAAGCAGCATCCAAGGGTAACGATTAATGTGCCAGGCAATACAACAACAAATGATGTTTACATTAATCCTTCAATAGGTGGGAGCGCTGTTGAAGATAAGCAAATCTTCAAAATGTCAGAAGGCTGGTTTGTTATACGTCCAAAGACAAAAGCAGACGGAACAGCAAGGTACGGCTCTACTGAATCAGAGGTCAAAGCAAATTTGCTTAACAGAGCGTTTGTGTTGATAGGCTTGCTTGAATACAAACTGCCTATTGCGTGGTTTTTGAATGAATATAAGGAAGACATGCCGACAACAGCAGAGGGCATGGAAATGCTCAACAATATTACGGACAAACGTTTAATGTTGCCAAACGGACTGAATTGCGTTGAGGTGAGCGGCCTAAATGAGTGGCAGCACATTGAAGAAATAAAAATCTTTGATGACATTTTCCCAAACGAAGAACTTCATATCTCAGCCATCGAGACGAGAGATAGATACGATATAGAAGAGCATTCAGACGGAGAGAAAACCGAAAAGCACTGGAAGCAATTTCGCGTTCAACTAAGCGATAAACAAGGGCGTATTTTCTACTTTTGTGATGATTATTTGGCAAAGGATGGCTCAACTCTGACTATTTCCTTTTTGACGGATAACGAAAACACAAGCAGCACCAGCAAGCTGGCAGGAATGGATTTTGAAGTAAGATTCAACCCCGATGGTTATTCCATGAATGACAGCAAGAGCCAGTGGTTTGAAATCGTAAGAAACACGACATACGGCAGTGATTTTCCAAATGAAACGCTATGCCCAAAGGTAGGAGATTCAGTCTTGTTGTATGGAATTGACCTAAGAGCTATGGCAGCAACAGGCGTTGTCGAGGCGGCAGAAAAGAAGCTAAAAGCCAAAGCGGAGGAATACCTAAAAAAGGCAAGGATTGACGACAGGACTTACACCATAAATCTTGCTTCAAATTTCGCTTTTGAGAATATGGCCAACTTAATGAAGAAAGGGAAAAGGGTCAGTATAAAAGACCCAGCCATTACAGGCTCTGAAATGACAAATTGCACGCTGATTGATGCAGATGGAAATACATTAACAGACAAAGGAGGAAAGATGCTTGTCTCGTTGGATTTTACCGAGGTTTCAAAAAGTGCAAGAGAGAGCAGGATTATAGGTTTTGAGCTAAAAAGTGATATTCCATACGACACGCCGCAGATAATGTGCGGAGTAAGCGGAATTTATTCACGTTTGGCAGACATAGAACATAAACTAAGAAAGGAGACAAAAAATGGCAGAAGCTAAAATAAACTACACCGCAGAAGACATAAACAAGCTCTTAGCGGACATCCCAAACAAAGCAACGCAATCAGCACTCACGGAGGCTCAAAAACTCCTGCACGAGCAAATTAGAGGCATTGGCGCTGATTCTGATGCCTACTATGACCCATTTATCAAGATTGCAGACTACAATAGCGAGAGCGAGGCCGTTGCTGGTTTAAATGCTCTTGATTACACCAACACGAAATACTTAGGGCATTTCAAATTGACCGTCAACGGACGATTGATAACAGGAACAAACTACCCTATGTGGATGGCGAAAGGCGTTGTCTTACAGGTTATCCGAGGAGGAATAATAAAAGCATCAACGGAAGCAGGGTTTGCCAATTCATCAACAATTTATTCTGAGGCATACAGGTCAAGGAATGAAAATGGCGTTTGGTCTTCATGGACTTTTATGCAGATGCCGCAAAAGGCAGTTCTTAATCTTGGCTCTGACTACGAGACGCTTAAAACAACGCCAGAATCGAGCGAACTCAGAGATGTTGATAATTACCTTAACAGATTACGTTTAATTCTCAAAACGCTTGTTGATAAGTTAGACGCAGCAGGCATAATTTCAAAGTGATATGAAAGATTTGTTGCAGCCATCTTTAGGCACAGATTTAAAAATGAACATTCATATTGATGCCTGCGGAGGGTATTCTATGGATGACTATGATTTCAAGGTTGATTTTTTCGTGTATTCCAATCGCTCCTTGACTATTAAGAAGAAAGAAATGATACGCATTGATTCAGGCAATTATGTTGCCTCATTCAACAGCTATGAACTTGGCGTTGGCCCATTGCAATGCCGTATCACCGCGGAGATTCCAGATGAAGACTGTGATGATGGATTCCGAAAAGAGATTGTTACATTAACGACAGATGTAGTTATATGCAAATAAATTATGGCTTGTATAAATGTTAAGGTAAGACGCGCGACAGACCCACCTTTGGTTGAGGTTGTTAGGCTGGACGGCTTAAATTGCGTTTCAATCAGACCAATTTGCAAGATTCCTACAGAAAAGCCACAAAGACCGCCAAAAAGTTATCTGTACCTCAGAACGTCAGAAAAGAAAATCATTAGAACAAACGACAAAAAACCAATACTTATAAAAGCTATGGCAGGAAATGATTCACAATATTACGATTTACCTTGGACGGGCGAGCAAGTAAAAGAAATGCTGTCTGGATTAATCGTTGATGAAAATAAGGAGCAAGACAGCAAAGACTAATGAGCCAAGAAGAGAATATTACCAAGTTATTATTGAAGGCAGACGATAAGTTAAGAAGGCAATATGAAACGCTGGTTCGTGAACTTATCGCCGCAACTGGGGAAGCGCCAAAAAACGTTTCCTCAGACGAATTATTCTCTATTGCGAAGCATTGTTCAAGAGCAGCCAAAGAAAAGATAGACAGATTGCTAAATGAGTATTTCGCTCAAATGACCGCCACAATTCAAGCAGGAATCACGCAGGCTATTTTGTTATCATCGAATACTTCACAGATGGCATTTAGTGGAATGACGCGTTTTGATGAAAACGATGTGAAATCTTGGCGTAAAACGACAGCCGAAGCCTTCCGTGAGCAGCGGTTACATAATATGGGTGGGCTTGACCTATCCACAAGCGTTTGGAATTACACTCAGCAAACTAAGGCAGAGTTTGAGTTGGCGATGTCGCAGTCTATCGAGGATGCTCTAAAGAATGGCAATTCTGCTGAGCAGTTAGGCCGTGCTGTGCGTGAGAAATTGAATAATCCAGATATGATGTACCGCCGTTATCATCTTAAAAAGTTGATGAGCGATGGCACGAAGAGAGATGTCGTTGAATGGCGCAGGAGGGTAATAGGTCAAGATGGAAAGGTGAGGTTTGTCAAGGAAGATTTGGAAAAGGTGGGCCGCGGCGTATATCGCTCAGCACGTCAAAATGGTTTGCGCCTTGCGATGACAGAAATAAATATGGCTTATAATTACGCGAATTGTAAGCGTTGGAGCGAAGAGCCATTTGTTCTTGGCATCCGTATTCGTTTATCGAAGAATCATCCGTTGACAGATATATGTGACGAGCTTCAAGGCGATTACCCTTCTGATTTCGTTTTCACTGGATGGCATCCGCGCTGCCGTTGTTCTATGTCATCCATATTGATGGATAGGGACAGCGAAGAGTGGAAAAAACTACGTGCGATGTCGGATGCTGAATACAACAGGTATGTTTCACCAAATCGTGTGAAAGATTATCCGAAAGTATTCAAGAACTGGTGCAAGTCTAACAAAGAAAAACTTTTTGATGCAGCCAAACGTAATAAGCTGCCTTATTTTGTTCGTGAAAACAGGGCGCAAGTTGAAAGGTTTTCGGGCGTGCGGCTTGGTGACAATTATGCTCAACAGATAGATTATAGCCTTTCAAGCAATCTCGTTAAGATTGATACCAGCGTGCTGCCAAAAGAAATGATGACAAACGAGCAAGTTAAAAAAGTCTTGTATTCGTTCATCGACAATAATAGTAATTTCTTTCCAAAACCGATAAGGGACATTATCTTTAGCTGTGATGAAATTGCTGGAACTGAGAGATTGCGCAATGGATTTAAGCTACATTTCTCAAATAAGGAAATAGACGGTTTTACTATGATGAAGGAATTGAAGGGAGCATTTCACTCTATTGCGAATAACAAAGAAATGACTTTAATGCAGGAAACCGCAATGGAGACCGTTTGGCATGAATTTTTGCATTGTCATTCAAAGGCATGGGAAAATGGTAGGGTTAGTAGTGCTGTTCCGTTGATGGAGACATTAAATGAATTTTATGCACGACAGACCTACCCTCAGTTTGTTGCAAAATTTGGAGGAAGGGCTACGCATCATAAGGAGATAAGAAAAAACGGAATTGGCTATTATAGTAATTCCGTCAATTTCCAAACTTTGCTCAAACATTTTGACATTGGCCAAGGCGTTGCAACTAAGAAGATAGGCAAGATGTTAGAAGATACTTTCTATGATGATTTCTTAGATGTTTCATTTGAGCGGATATTTAGGAATAAGTTAACCCCAAAAGAGTATAAAGATATGATAGACAACATAGGTACTAAACCGTACTATTTTAAAACAAACTTCAACCTAATCTAACGGTGAAATCAATTTCATAAACTCATATTTCATGTTAACAGGCAATTTGTTTACATACTCCATCATTTTCTTTTTATCATTTCTCAAAAGATAAAGCTTCGCCAAAAAATGATTTGAAGAATCTTCATCTAAACAATAGAGAAATCTTTCATCAGAACGCGTTCCTATAAGTTCGTATCGTTCCTCCTTCGTCATATTGTGGTCAAGAATTGTTTCCATAACATACATATTTAATTGTTGTCCTTAATGATTATAGCACAAATGTAGTAAATTATGCTGTAGTCTCCACTATTTCCTGTTGAATTTTTAAGAGAAATGCGACACGCCAGCCAATCCGCCAGCGTGCCGCATTCTCTTTGCTTACCCGACTAACGTCTTGTGTTTAACTTGCTCCCATTGAAGCGAGCCAAGCGATTCTACCAACTTGCCGAAGTGGAAATCAAAATTGAAATTATCCATCATGTGTTCGACCTCCTCTTCTGGGTAAGTCTTACTGAGAATCTGATAAACGTTTTCTCTTACGAGAGCCATTTGGTTAAGACACTGGGCGAAATCGTTTGTGTTGAAATCGATAACTCCGTTCATAATCTCGTTTGCTTTCTTGTTGTTAAATTCAGCCATTGTTGTGAAATTTTATGTGGTTTAATTAATAAGATGGATTTGTTTATTTTGGATTTTAGAAAGGGCGCGATTCTTCGTCAAACAAAGACTTGTCGCTATTTTCCATGTGGAAGAGCTGATTGATTAGGTTGAAACCAAGATGATTCCACGCGACATACGCCTTGATGTCATCACCGAAAACATGATATGTCCTTTTGCAATATACCACCATTGGAAGGTTTGTCAGTTTTTCAGTAGGATACCAAGAGCCATCAATATTGACGATATATCCGTTGTTTGACAACATATTGTTCAAGTACTGGGCCGTTGTCTTCAACTTCTTTGCTATCGTTGTAATATTGAAGAAAGGGCCGTTTTTCGGTGCATCATCGCGGTATTGGCTATTTGCCTCATGCTGCCTTGTATTAGTACTTGCCTGTAATGCTTGGCGCAGCAGAGCGTTATTCTCTTTTAGGGCTTCTATTAATTCTCTGGAGTGGTCATCATCGGAATGTGTGTCTGCTTCATATTTCCCTGTGAGCCTAATTCGTTTAAGGATTTCCTTCACCCCTTTCTTGAACTCCTTCGCTTTTGGCAGGCGCGATTGCATCAAGACTTCGTAAACGCCAAATTCTGTAAGGAAAAGGTAGTTATTGGCTTTGCAACTATCTGATTCTGAGGGGATATAACAATTAGTTAGTTCCGAGTTTTGCAAACTAAGCTTGGCATTAATAATCTTTTTCTCATCCTCATCAATTTTGGATAGCATTCTTGATGGATTTGAATGACCAAGCCAATTTGCAACATCTTTAGCCAAAAACAAAGGATTTTCCCTTGTGCCATAAACATTGACTTGTTGATTACAAATAACCTCACTGTCAATCACTGTGATTTTTTGATTTCCAATCATAATTAATTAAATATTTAGCATTTTAGGCAATAAAAACAGCGGTATTGCCTTTCCCGCTGCTAAAACTTACTGATTGGAGGTAGGTTCGGAATGCCATTATAGCAATTCCACGGGGGTACAATACCGCTTATATATATATCCTCAAAGAGGACAGAAAGGGCTATGGTATCATTTTATAATGATTATACCTCCAAAAAATAAAGTTTTAGCACCGCAAAGATACTACTTTTATATCTAAACACAAACATAATTGCGTTTTATTTTATTCCAATTTTATGATTTTGTATTCCTGCCTTGATTTTCTCTTTTTCTTTCTGTACGCCTCTACCTCCGAAAGGATGTAATTGCGCTTTATTCTATCTGCCTCATTTAGAAGATATCCAATGTTATTGCCATTAGCCATGAACTCTTTATTATCTCTTCTGACGAGTACATATCTACACGTTCCTGCCATCTTGGAGTACTTCACTCCATAGTCGTGCAATTCAAGAAGGATAGAAGCTCGCATGCGTAATTTCTTCAATAGTCTTACTTTCATTGCTCAACGAATTTTCGCATAACATTCAGCTCTGACATACTAAGGCTATAGATTTTGGATTTTGCAGTTCGTAGCGTTCCGCAGATGCTATATCCTCCGTCTTCTGTTTCGACAATAACCTTTTCTTCTGCCGTATATTGCACGTTATTAAGCAATTCAGCTACAATGTGACGCAGCACTTTTATTTCTTTATCATTCATTGTTTCTCTTAGCTTAATCTGTTATGCGATAGAAGTAATCAGCTTGCTCACCTTGCAAGTTCCCTAATGCGTAGTCGTTGGCTTCATTCCAGAGTTTATTGTAAAGATAAGCTTTAACGTTTTCTTCATCTGTACCATTCTCAATATAATGGTAGCAAATTTTATGATTAAGAACAAGTACAAGTTCTGTAAGGTATTTGTAATCTTCTTTCCACTCATCAAAGGCACGGTTGAACGTGTCTTGAATGGCTTGCAAGCCGTATGTGTCAGCAATAGAGAAATCTTGCCAGAATGTAGTGAAAGGTTTGTAGCCTGTTTCTTCTTCAATGTTCCATCTGGGAATTATCATTTTTAATTTTGCCATATCTGTATGTTTTACATTGTTTTTATCAATTCTTCATTTCTTAGTCGGTTTTATTGCGTCTATTGTTTGCTTCCAATATGCAACACATTTCCTCATTGTCTTATTACCATCACCAGACTTCTAATGGCTGAGGATATTCTCCTCTATCTATGATAACATCCATTACCTGTATAGCCAATTCAAAATCCTCGTAATATCCGAAAACCCATTGCTCGCCATCGTGTCCGTCTGGATTATTGATATACACCATATATTTGTCTTTCTCCTTCTCAACACAGATAAATTCATGTCGGTTAATATACACAGTTCCTGAAAACATATCTTGTTCAGTGTCTTCAACTTCGTGCGTAGTCACACCCATCTTGAAATAGAAGAATCTTTTAAAAATCAAGCATTTTGTCGTAAAGTTGGAAAGACTATTCTTCATATTATTATTTAATTTTAGTCGGTTTTGTTGAATCTATTGTTTGCTTCCAATACGCAATCCATTTTTCCATTGTCGATATGTCGAAATCGTCAATATTATAAACCGTTGATATGCGTAATGTGCTACCTTGCTGATAACGCCTATTGTGAAGTACAGCCGAAACAATATTCAGCATTGTTTGTATTTCTTCTATTGTGTATTCCATTGATTGTTTATTTTGAGCAAAAGCCTCATTGTTAGTCTATTTACTTTTTCCATGCCCATTCCTCAAAGGCATTATAGTAGCCTTTTCTGATGAACAGCATATCTCCACTACCGTCACCCCACCAATCATTACAATGTGAAATGTATCTGCCTATCTGATTTTGATTTACTGGGCATAGCTTCTTATATATAGAACGGAACATAGAAGATACCTTTCTTCCGCTGAAATGCCCAGCTCTCTTTGCGTCATTGGTGCAGTAACCATACATTGTAACAGTTTCCACTTTCTCGTTATCATCAAGAAACTCCCAATCGCTATCGCCCCATGCTCCGTAATTGATAGTATCTTTGAGTAGCTGCTGCTCGTCTGATGTCAGAACTGATACTATTTCCTGTATTTGATTTATTGTTGCTTCCATAATTCTATATTGTTTTGTTTGCCCCGTTGGTTAGACGGGGCGTTACCTTTATGCGATTTCCAAATAATTCAATCCAAATGTTTCAGAGCATTCAACGAATTTGCCGAATCGGTCTTTATTCGTTGCAATAGACTTAAACCATTGCTTCACTTGATATGAGCCACATTTGAGCATATCTGCCAATTTCCAAGTGGTTTGGTCAAATGCCATTCGCAAGTCGTTCTCTTTCTGTGCTTTTGCGCCAAAATACACCAACAAAGCCTTAACAGCGTTTCTCTTGTCGTCAATATTTGTACCGTACAGCAACACTTCTTGAATATCCATGCAGATTTCTGATTTCTCGCTATTGATAGAATCTGATAAATTCTTCAAAAACCAGTTCTCGTCTTCTGAAAGATTGAACATCTTCGTGATTGCCTTAATATCTTTTGCGTAAATCAACTTCATAATTCTCATTTTTAGGTAGTTAATTGTCAATTCCCTTTCTTTTATATTGCAAAGATAGATATAATTTTTATATATACCAAATGTTTTCGCTAATATTTTAGATGAAAGTACAATTATTTTTCACCTGCTCCATATTCACGCAGCGCGAAAATACACATAAATACATAGCTTTTTTTTGACTCCTCAAAAAATTTATTGGCGTAACTCGCTGATAATCAAGGGGTGTTTTATGCACTTGCATTGCATTTGCATTGCAAGTGCATTGCAAGTGCATATTTCTCTGCCTTAAATCTCTGATTTTCAGCCATTTAGAAACCGCGAAAAAAATCTCGAAATTTTCTTGGATTTTGTGGCCTTTCTCTCTATATTCTTATTATATAATTTATTAATCTAAGTAATATTCACAGGTTCATATTACTTATCTTAATAACTCATATAATAAGAATATAGAGAGAAAGGCCACAAAATCACCCAAATATATTTAGCCGATGCTCGAAATTTTTCAAATTTCTCGCCGAATATCCAGAGGGAAGGGATTCGTGTTTTTGAGTTGAATTTTAAAAGGGTGTTTATGGGATAGATATTTTTAATCATTTCATTTTGTTGTGTTGAATAATTCAATTAATTTTGTGGATGTAATTAAACAAATGAAATGAGACATGAAGAAAAAGTTAATCCAAGTTTTGAAAACCTTGTACGCGAGCAAGGGTTTTAAGGCAAACGAACTTGAAGAGCTTGCTGACGTTTTGTCAAGCAGCCTTAAAGAAGATTCAACGGATGAGGAAATCAGTAACGTAGCAAACGGTGCTGAAGCATACGTTAACATGCTTCAAAAGGTCGGTAATAGATATGCAAGCGCCATCGAAGAAAAGTACAAGGGTTATGTGAAGCCGAACGTGACAGAAGACAAAACAAAACCAATTGAAGAAAATTCTTTGACCAAAGAGGCGATTGCAAAACTTATTTCTGAGGGTATCGCAGAGGCCATCAAACCAATCCAACAGCAACGTGAATCTGAGCGTTTATCGCAAGTTCTTTCAAGCAACGAGAAATTGAAAGGTATTCCTGCAAAGTTTATTTCGCGTTACAAGTTGGAGAAAGAAGAAGACCTCGATAATGTTGCCTCACAGATTGCGCAGGATTATGCAGACGAACGTAAGGCTATCCTTGAATCCCTTGGAATTGCTGAGCCTCCAACTTCTGGCGGTGATGCTGATTCCGATGACGGATTTGTAAAGCTGATGCAGGGAGCGCAAAAGGCACTTGAAACAAAAGAAAAATAAGAAAGTTATGTATTACAAGAAGAAATTTCCGACAGACATCAAAGAAGGTGCTTGGGATGAAAAGAGCTGCGTGCGGCGTGTAGCTGGTTTCACGATTGATGAAACCAATCTGCCGTCAACGTTAAAATGGCTACCAAAGGGAACGCCATTAGTATTGCTTACGAACGGCATGGTTAGTGCTTGCAAAACGGCAAAGGTGTACGAAAAAGCAGTACAAGCTGCAACAACGCTTAAGGTAAACAAAGGTTCATTGTTCATGGTTGGCGATAAAATTGCTGGCTCTACAATTTCCAAGGTTGATGATTCGTCAAGTGATTTTACGAAGCTGACGATTTCTGCACTTGAAAACGAAGTGGAAGCTAACGCCGTAGTTGACGATGGCAACGCAGGCAAGGTTATCGGCTTGAATTATGCCACCGTTGAACTGGACGGCCAGCAGAGCTGCACCCCTACTTTGCAAGCGTATGAGATTGACGAAGATTCCTTGCCTTATCCTATTAACGAGGCGATTAAGGAGGCTTTGACCGTTACGCATAAGTATTTGATTAAACCTTAATTAAACAATAGAGATGGATAGTCTAATTAAAGAGCTGGAAAAGCCTAAGAGATTTGATGTGTTTGTGCAGGAGCAAATGAAAAACTCCACGTACAAACCACTTTGGAAGGATGAGATTACCACAATTGACTACGAGGCTTCACGCACGTATCGTGCCGCGATTGCTGAGTATAGTGCAGCGATGGTCGGTAGTGTAATTGACAAAAACGGCGAAAAGCCAACGCACACCATGCCAAGTGCCAATGAGCTTGTTGGTTCAATTTCGCACATGGGTGACGAATGGCAGATGGATAATGACCGATTAGACCAGTATTACTACATGGAAGGCCGTTTGCGAAATAAATACGGAAATGACACTCCTGCGATGTATGCTTCTAACGATTACGCCAAACTTGTGAAGTATTTGTTTGACCCGTTTGAAAAAGCAGTTATCGCGCCTCAGAAACGAATCGACTTGCTTTACTATGAAGGTTTGTTCAGCGGCACGCAGACCGTAGATGCCAAGAACAACAAGAAGTCCAACGTTACTTACAAGATTGATTTGGGCGTGAAGAAATATCATCCTACCGCCAAATGGGGTGAGGAGGTTTCAACGCCGATTTCTGATATTCAGCGTATTGTGGACGAATTGTCTGCCAAGGGTAAGACGGTTGTAAAAATGCGTATGAGTACACGCACTTTCCGTAAGATGTGCAAGAGTAAGGAGTTTGCAGACACGTTTAAACTGAAACTTGGCAAGGTAGACATCAGTCCTGCAAAAATCACGTTCAACGAAGCGAACTTGTATCTTGAAAGCCTTTTGTTGCCGACAATCACAATAGAGCCTGACCGTTTTGTGAAATTGCAGGATGGAAGTACAATTAACATGACCGTTGATGACCGTGTTGTGTTCCAATGCGTTCAGAATGTGGCCGTGTTGAAGGTATCTGACCCTCTCGAAATGATTGACCCACTGCCTGGCAAGACATATAGTCAGTATGACGATGCACTTGTAGGCTTTTGGCGAAACGAAAAAGGACGATTCATTGACTATGAGATGTGGGCAACGCCTGTATTCTATGGTCTTGATGATTTCTTTATTATGGAAACCGATAAAACAGCATAAAAAATGAATATTATTGAGGCTATTGCAACGGAGATAGAGCCATACGAGCAATCTATGGCATCTATGGAAAAGGGATTGATAGACGCTGGATTTCGTTTTACTTCATACGCACCGACAGATGAATATAACAGCGAGGCGAGAAAGACCGTTGCTTTAGCCTCAATGTTGTGTTTGTCGAAAATGCTTTCATTGTCTTCTGAGAGTGCTGGAGGCTTTTCACAAAGCTATGATACCAAGCTGCTGAAGGAGAGAATTAAATCTATCGCTGAAAGTGCTGGAATTTCGCCAGACTTGGTCTTGAAAGAGAACAACAACAACATCTATTGCATACATATATGATTAAGAATGCAACAATATCCTTACAAACGGTAGTCAAGCAGGAGGATGAAGACTTGAATATTATTGAAAAGATATGTTGGTCGAAGAGCGTAGGATGCACAGTTGCGCCAAATTCTAAGGCCAATCAAATAACGCTCAATGATGGATATAAATATAACACATCATACGATATTCTCCTTAATGACGTGAGATGTTTCGGCAGGATTCCGAAGGTTGGCGATTATGTTAGGGTCGTAAAGAACGATTCAACATTGGATGCCAAAAGACAGATTCTTGGAGTAACGACAAAAGGGCATTGGCTGAAATTATGGATATAGCAATAGAAGGGTTTGAGAATGTTTTAAAAAAGGCTGGAGCGAAGAAACAGAACAATTCAGCAAATAGAGGTAACGCAATACTTCGAGAATTGACCATCATAGCAGAAGAGGCGTGCAATATTGCACGTGATGCGTATCCAGACCGCATGAGTGGCGGTTACGATGACCACACGCGGAATTTACGTGGTAGCATTTGTGCGACAATCTATTACGGTGGTAGCGAGGTAAAAAGATGTGGCTTTGATGGTTTGGGGAGTGCAGAAGGCGAGGCGAATGCAGAAATTGCAGCTAATTCGCTGGATGCCGACCAATCAGCACTTTGGGAAATCAAAGTGAGCGCAGGAATGTATTATGCAAGATATGTTGAAGCAAAAGGCCACAAGGTAATCTCTCATGTACAGGGATGGTTGACAGAGCAATTAAGTAAACTTGCACAAGACATTAAGGATGGAAAAATATAAAAACTCAATAGACGTAGTTACAGCGCTTTGCAGGTATTTGAAGCAGCAAAGTGATTTTAAGGTGTTCGCATACGAGAAGGATGAAAACTATCGAGGTGATTATATTGCTGTCAATAGTCTGTCTGTCAATTACGGAAAATGGGCAGATAGTAATTTGATAAATCTTAATATCCACGCGCAGGACAATTCGTCTGGAAGTCTTAATAAGGAAAGTCTTTCACGGATGTATGAAAATGTCTGCAATCTTATCCCTTATACTAACGAGATGACTGAAACCGAAGACCAACCATTGATGGTTGATGGTATTGCTTATTCTATCAGTTCAGACAGCAATGTGATGAAAGATAACGATGAAACACATTTTATCAATTTGAGAATTAAAGTTCAATTTTAAAAAAGAAAATAATTATGGCAAAAACTTCACCTTATGGAATCGTAAGCGTTAAATTGCTTGATGTAGAGAAAGATGGCTCTTTCCCAATTGATTCAAAATGGGAAACAGCTTTTGAGTTTAGTGCAATTGTGAAGGATAGTTTTTCTTTCAACGATAGCGCAGCTTCAACCAATAACATTGAAGTTGAGGACATGGACGAATATTACGCAACGCTTGAAAGTGATAAGGGACAAAAAGGCTTCACCTTGGATGTCTATGATTTTGGCGAGAAGATTGCCAAAGAATTGCTTGGCTATACAAAGGTAGGCGATTATATCACAGAGACCGTTGGCTTTAAACTTGGAAATAAGGCTGTCCGCGTTCAGACAAAGAAATTTTCAGATTTCCCAGCAAAGGTTTTCGAGTGGGCGAATATGAAACTTAATGTTACTATGGCAGGAACAATGGGCAAGAGCGGCTTTCCTAATATTCATGTAGAATTTGTAAAACAGGCTCACCTTAATGCAGAAGGTAAGGAAATGGCTGGCGCAAGATGGAAAGATTTGGCCGATGAATAAGAAACTCATGAGTTAAAAACAAAATAAAAAACATGGCAAAATTTATCAAATTCAGAGAAAAAGCATCTGTGGCGGCTTCAAAGGCTGACACAGCAGGCACAGAAGGCCGCGTTGACGTGGTCAAGAGCGAAAATGCGCTCGTGTATGAAGCCTCTGCCGTTATCCGTGGAATCTCGGACACGCAGGCAGAGTATGTGAACCGAAAGGTCAAGGAGGAAAATGACGCGAAGGCGAAGATTTCGTTCAGCGTTTCACCTTCCGCAACTTTCGTTAAGGGGACATCAACGGCATTCACGTTGACCGTCACCTGTACATTTGCAGGTGCGAATGTTGACGCTGATGCACTGCCAACGATGACTGCAGGTGGTGCTTCCGTCACCGTTACGAAGAAGTCTACTGGCGTTTACACTGGCACGGTGAATGCAAGTTCGACAACCATCTTTGACGTACATGCTACCGTTAAGGGCGTTGCAAGAACTGCATCAAAGACAGTTTACGCTTATAATCAGATTTTGTTTGGTGTCAGCTCGTACGAGACAGCACCTGTCAGCGATGCGGCTGAGATGGCCAAGTTCCTTGCTCAGGTCAACGGCACGAAATTGCAGAGCAATTCAAACGGTACGTATAAATTCTCCTTCACGGCAGAAAAGCCTTACGGCTATGTTCTGATTCCGTCCGATGTAACTGTTTCGCCTAACTTGGCAAACAACCTCGCAGGTCGCGAAGGGCCGCTGCCAGTCAACTTTGTAAAGCAGGCTGACGCAACAGGGTCTGGTATCACTTACAAGGTGTATCGCATGGCATCAAAGATGGGCGTAAGCGTCCATAATGTTGAACTTTATTAATCCAGAAAAAATGGCAAAAAAATACGGAGTAGCATCAGACTACATCAAATATACATCTCGTATTAAATCAGATACGAGTGACGGTGTTGCAGTTGAAGCCTCGCAAGTCGTTGACCTTGAAGAGGACAAATTGCAGAGCGACATCAACAAAGAGTTGAAGGCATCAATCGCGTCTGCAAGCGGCAAGACTTACTCAAAGAGCGAAATTGACAGCAAGGACACTGCCACGCTGACCTCAGCGAAGAGCTATGCTGATACCAAGAAGACGGAGGCCGTTAATGCTGCCGCTACAGACGCAACTACGAAGGCAAACAGTGCTCTCGCTTCTGCCAAGAGCTACGCAGACCAAAAGGTTTCTGCACTTGGAAGCGTGTACACAACTAAGGGTTCATGCACTGCCGCTCAGTTGAAGGCTCTCACTTCTGCAAAGGCTGGCGATGTGTGGAATATCACCGATGCCATAACCATTGATGGCAAGGCTTATCCTGCTGGCGTGAACGTGGTATGTGTTACTGCTTTCAGCGCTGCCATTGACCCTGCTACTACCAAGAATTGGGACGCTTTGCAGGGCTTGCAGGATTTGACGAGCTATGCAAAGAAGAGCGAAATTGAAGACGTAGCTGTCGCTAATGTGAAATTCGCACAGGAGGAAGATGTTCCGCAGGATAATGGCGTCTCATTCAAGAAGACCATTACCTATGTCAACGGACGAGAGGCGACTACGGAATCAGACTTTAATCTTCTCCCTGCTACGTCCACCAAGGCTGGCGTGATGTCTGCTGCTGACAAGGTGAAACTTGATGCGGTGGATGGAAAGATTGGAGATGTGTTGATTAAAATCGAAGGAGAGAAAGGCTATGCAATAACTAAAAATTCAAATACTGCTTTCGGTACTTCATTTATCGGGAAAAAAGTTAATATCGGAGAATCAGCATCAATTGGTGACAATGCGAAGTTGGGGGCGAGTGCAGTAATTCAAGATGATATTTCTATTGGAACTGATTCTTCTAACGATAGTTTTCGGATAAGTAGAGCAGGAAGCTCAGTTACAATTGGCTACGAAGCACGTATCGAATCCAATGTAATTATTAAAGGAGGTGTGGAAATTGGAAATGGTGTAAACATTGGTTCTGATATTAAGTTAGGTCAAGAAGGAAGCCAACAAAATATTTTTGGTGTAATCATAGGCACGGAAAGAGGCTTAGGTCTTGATGCAAGCGGTAATTTTATTTGGGAGATAAATGGCTCTAAGAAAACCGCCGCCACCGCCGATGACATCTCTGCTTTGGCAACTCGTGTCTCCGCGCTGGAAGACCTTTTGAAACTGGCATAGCCAAGAACTAACATTTAGACAGGATGTACAGATGTGCATCCTGTCTAATCCTCTCATACAAGAAATATGAACAGAAAAATGTACAGATGTGCCATTGTTATCACGGCATACAATGTTGAAAGATATATCGAACAGAGCGTTGCAAGCGCCTTGAATCAGACAGAGAAGTGTGAGGTTATTGTCGTTGAAGACAAGTCAACAGACGGCACGCTTGACATCCTCAGAAGAATCAAGGGAATCACTCTCTTGGAGAATGAAGAGAATGTTGGCGCTGGTCTGTCGCGCAGACGAGGCATTGACTATGCAAGTGCAGATTATGTAATGACGTTAGATGGCGATGATTATATAGACCTTGATTTTGTCAAGAGACTGCTTGCTACGGCCGATGCCACGGGTGCGGATATTGTCAGCGGCGGCGTGAAAATCCTCAAAGAGGATGGCTCATGGGATGCAACGTCCTACGGCAATTGCGTTACGGAAGGCCGCGACAAAGTTGCCAAGTTTTGGGGCGAGCGCATCGTCTTCATGAATAACAAAATCATCCGCAAAGAACTCTGCAACAAAGTCCCATATAGCGATAGACGCTATATCGAGGACACGCCGACCATTATTCCGATGATGTTCTTCGCCAACAAGGTTGCGTATGCTGACACCATCGGATATGTCTACCGAATGCGTAAAGATTCTCTGACGCATACAACCAACATCATTAAGGATGTAGTGTTCAAGGGCCTTTGCTGGATTGACTTATACGAGTTCTTTATGAAGCACGACCAAGGCATGTTTGAGGCCGTCAACGTCAAAGGATTTATCGTCAACATCATTGGTACGCTGAATAAGATTCACGTCACGCCAGAGATGGTCGCTCCATTTGAAAAGGAATGGCATGAATTTACGATGCGCCTTTTGAACGTTATCGAGATTACGAATATTAATCTTGTCGGAGGGGAGAATAAGAAACAAGTAAAAAATTAATTATTAACTAAGTGTGGTTAAACGGCCTTCGGGCCAAACATTCTTTGGCAATGTGCAGATGTTGTCATTTCACATTGTCAGAGAATGTTGTTATTTTATAAGGTTATGGCAACAGTTGATTGGAAAAAGCTTGAAGGTCGCATATTTAGGTTTGATGTGAACACTTCGACAGCGGATGCTTTGAAGGCTACGAATCCCGCGATTATTCATTTCACGACAGAGGGGAATATTGTGTTTAATGGGGTGCAGTTTGCAGGCTATAATGAGCTTATTAAGGATTTTGGGCAGGTGATTGAAAACCTGCAACAAAATATGGCTATGGCAGCAACTGAAAATTACACACTAACAGCGGAAGAAGTAAGCGGTTTGCCTCCTGTGTGGAGAGAATTTCTTCTTGCTGATGGCGAGAAATACCCTTTATTCGTTGTCGGAGACGCAGATGAAAATTATGTAAATTACTTCGGTCAGAGCGATGCGGCATCAGCTGTGGCGAATAATATGATGGTATCGGCGTTTTGGTGGTCAAGACAAGGCCAACCTTATGCGACATTAAATCATATTCAAGGCTACGAAAAAAATGTTATTTATGATTACGAAACAACAGACGGAAATCATAAACAGACAGGCTACTATTATCTTCGCGCTCTTCCGCAGGAATATATAGTATTAAACAGAGCCACCAAAAATCAGTTCGGCATAGTGAAGGTTGGTGATGGTCTGAATGTCACGGATGACGGTATAGAGGGATATAGAGATACAACAAACGACAACAACGGCATCATATCACTTGCCAGTGCTACAACAACGAGTATTGGCGGCGTAAAGAAAGCCAACCTCAACCTTCAAAGCGAGTACGAGTTTTTGAAGGCCGTGCCAAGCGTCACCACTCTTGACGAGGCGAAGTTTGCCATCAATCATCTACGCATAATCTGCAAAACACTCGTTGATAAACTGGAAGAGGCAGGAACGTTGAACCATTAAAACTGAAAGACATGATTAAAATTGCAACACATAACAGCTTCACAGGAGAGAAAGGTGACGGTCTTTTGTCGTTCCTTGTCTCCGCGTTTTCAAAATGCCAGTCAAAAACCTTGGTGCAACAGCACAGATGCGGCTGCCGTCTGTTTGACCTCCGCGTGAAATGGGACAAGGGTAGAGGGAGATTCGTTGCCGCACATGGGCTTTGGAAAGCTAAGAAGTCCCTGCTAAAACTCATGGCAGAACTAAACGGCATTGCAGCATCTTCGCCAGTCAAGACGATGTATCTGCTTACCTATGAAGGAGAATGCGAAGAAGGCACGGAGGTCTACGACAATTTCCGAAAACTTGCCGAATGCCTCAAAGGATTCAGCAACATTCAATGCGTGCAACTGAGTGTTAAGAAGCCCGATTGGCGCGTATTGTGGTCAAGTTGTGATATGCCGTACTACACTGCCGCCTATGATGTCTTGGCCAAGGATAATTGGAAGACACTGCTTCCGATTCCTTGGATGTGGGCGAAGCTCAGACGAAAGGCAGAGTTTAGCGATTACTATTACAGAATGGTTGATTTTCTTTAGGAGGGACAAAGATGGAATCGTCATTTATTCTTAACCCGTTGGTTGCCTTGGCAGGCATCGGAGCGTATTACACCATTCCGACAGAGATAGAAGAGACGTTTTACGGTCTGAGATGGATGGTGTTGTTTATTATCTTCATGATAATTGCAGACTTTTATTTGGGTCTGACTGAGAGCGTGAAGGTTAAAAAGGAATCGTTCAGATATAGCAGAGCAGGGCGAAGAACCGTTTGCAAGTTCATCGAGTACATGATTTACATCATGACGGGTGCGCTGCTTGGAAAATCTTTCCTTGAACCTATGGGTATAGGTACATACGAGGAGGGCGGCGCGTTAGGCTCTGTATTTGCTGCCATATTTGAACTGGATAGTATTAAGGGACACGTGTGCGCTATACATGGTGTAAAGTTTAATTTCTCTTTCAAACGCTTTATTGTCGCTATGCTGAAAAAGAAAGATAAGGATGCAGGCGAGGCGTTTGAGGAGGCAACGAAGGAGGAGAAGTAAGATGGATGCTAAAAACCCTGTAATACCGTGGAGTGAACTTGAAGGGCAGTTCTTTAAGGTTGATGTTGGGTCAACAAACGGAGAAGCATATCTTAGCGATATTCGGACGAAAAAACCTGTCGTGCATTTCACGACAGAGGGAGACATCGTGATGAATGGTGTGAAGTTTACTCGAAACGAGAAGGTAATTAACTATCCTCCTATCACTCAAGGGAAATGTATTGTTTGTCATAAGTCTGTTCCGCCATATCCAAGAAAGGGGTATATTTATGCGTTTGAGGGGGTTAATGCGATTTTTAAAGTCGATAATACAATGGCTGATTTTGTATTTAGTCCATCTATTTATATTCCATTCCCTGTGGACTTCGTTTATTATCACGACAATAAAGGAGCGATGCACTTCTGCAACGATTTAAGCGTGTTTGAACTTAACAAAGAGGTCAGATGTTCTGATATAATAGAAAGAATCCCAGAGCTAAGAGATGTAAAACGGTATTATATAGGCTTCCGTATTAACGATACTCGTGAAGGAGTGAAGTTTATTTGCATTTATGATAACTATGACAGAGGTAAGGCAGATGATAATCAACTACTCAGCAAAGAATTCTTCCATTATATAGGAGTTCTTAGCAAAAGTGAATTAAGCTCCCTTCCGTTTAAACCAAGAATGGCTGGAACTAAATGGGAATGCGTAAATGATTACTCTAAAATCGAATACTCAGCGGATATTAAGTTTTCAGGAGGGTATTTTGGAAAATATACATACGGATTTTTAAGGAAACGGATAAGACGTTTAGACAAAGATAATTTTAGGTCGAACATCTTTTATAAAGGAAGAAAAGAGATTTTTGTTCCAACAGATGACGATGGAATGAATTACTTAAGCACTAAAAGCCTTTATAGTTTTTTTGTTTGCGCAAGAAGTAGAAGCAAGAGAAAAGTTTATATTTCACCAAGAAAACAATTCAAATACACCCGTAAATCCAATAAAATCTATTATGTCAAAATTTTATATAAAAAAGATACAAGAAATGGTAGGCTAATAATTAGCAGAATAAAAAAATAAGAAACAATAGTGCTGTTTGCTACGTGCCATAAACGGCACATCTGGCATGCGCAGCACTATGTTTCACCACAAATTTACAAAAATAATTCAATATGGCAAATTACAAACAAATAATTCCCTTCATTTTATCATGGGAGGGCGGTTTTTGCAACCGAAAGAACGACAGAGGAGGCGCGACAAACAAGGGCGTGACGATAAATACGTGGCGAGGTTATTGCGCTAAAAAGGGCAAGCCTGCAACGATTGAAACCTTGAAAGCGATGACTACCAGCGAATGGGAAGAGATTTTTAAAACCATGTACTGGGATGCGCTCAAATTGGATAATGTGACAGACCAGAATGTTGCTAACATCATGGTTGATTGGGCATGGGCAAGCGGCGTTGGCACGGCGGCGCGACAATTACAGAAGCTCGTAGGCGTGAAGGTTGACGGCATCATCGGAAACAAGACGTTAGCTGCCATCAACAGCACAAGCGGCTTGCCGTTGTTTGGACGTATCAAGCAAATGCGCCTATTGTTCGTCAAGAGTATTGTCAAGAACGATAAGAGCCAGCAAGAAAATCTTAGAGGCTGGGAGCGCCGAATTAATTCAATTATGTACGACAATCTTATTTTGAACAAAAATGATTAAGTGGTTTTATAAGATATGCAGCAAGGTGGCAGGCTTCGCTGCCTCGCTTGGCATTGATGGTCTTACACATATTATCGTAATGACCATTATCTCCAAGATGGCACTTATCTTCCTGCCAGTATGGGTGATGGTGGCGGTTATGCTGCTTGTTGCCGTTTCTAAGGAATTGCTCGACAGATTCACAGGACAGGGAACGTCAGAGTGGAAAGACTTCTTCTGTGATGTTGCAGGCATTTTGATTGCGATGATATGAAAAAGGCATTGTTATTCTTTATTGTTCTTCTCTCTCTTGTTTCGTGTTCGCGAAAGACAACGAGCATAGAGAAAGATTTCACGGATTCGGTGAGGATTGAAAGACGTGACACGCTGATACAACGGCAGATTCTTACAATTGCTGACACCGTGTACCTCTCCGATACTGTCTTTGTCTACGAGCTAAAAATGGTTACGGTTGATGCAGATGGAAAGGTTCTCCGCACCGATACGGAGCGCGAAAAGAAAATCATTTCCAACCGAAACGCGAAGCACTTTGTCAACGCCAAGCAGGAGGAGCGGCAGACGAGCGTAACGGACAAGGAAGAGACGAGAAAGGAGAAAGAAAACAAGACGGTGAAGGAGAAACCGCCGATTTTGCAGCGATTCAAAGACAGCCTCTTTCAGTTCGCCGCGGTGTTGCTGATGATAATTGGCGCATGGTATTATTTTGTTTATTCCAAGAGGAGCAGAAGCAAGAATAATCCTTAATGATTATTCAACCTTTTAAATCCTCAAAAATGAAACAATTACAGATATTATTTGATAAAGCCGTTGAAGCTACAATGAACGCAAGCGGTTTATCTTTTGAAGAGTTCACGACAAGCAGAAGCGAACGAAGTGTGAATGCACGTGTGGTTTTCGTTGATTACCTTATTGAACAAGGAATGAGTGAAGGCACTATCGCTGAGTTAAGTGGTATGAGCCAGCAAAGGGTAAATGCCTTGAAAAATTCACGCATCTACCGCATGAAAACACTTATGTGCAGAGTATTGAAACAAAGTCTGAAAGATATTATCGGATAAGAAATGGCGTGCCTTCTGGTGCGCCTTTTTTTTGTTGTAAATTAATTATATATAAATGTTAAATACACGCATTTTTATAAGAAAAAATCTTGGTTTTTATTTGGTGTTTTCAAGATAAATGGCTATCTTTGCAATATAGAAAAGAAAGAAATAGCAATAACACCTCAGCCCTCGACAACACGGTCAAGTCAATTGATATGTTAACAATGATTCAAAGTGAATTTCGCTGTACAAATTTTAATTCAGTTGACGAAGCATACAAACTTCTTATTAGCAGATTGGAAGAAGCTGGCTGTTATGTTGCAACGTCTAAACAGGATATAAATGAATACACCTTTGCTGATGAATACAATCCAGCAGTTGAAGGTGAAACCTTAAAGGTCAATTGCGAAATAAATGATGGTGATGAAGTGATAGTATGTGAGTTCCGTATTAGAGAATACTACACCGACCCAGGCTCTGTTGACTATGCCTATGTTATAGATGTTTATGAAGATGGCTATTTCCGTTTTTCTTCACTTCGTTAAATAAATTAGCCCTCGACATCACGGTGAAGTCTATAAATTATGAAATATAGTGTTTATTACAACAATAATGTGGAATCGAACAAGGTCGCAGAATTTGATTCTTTAGAAGGAGCAAAGGCGTACTGCGCCAAGAACACAGAAGGTTGCGACGAAGTTTGTGCCGAAGACAATTGTTATGAACATAATAACAACTTTTGGTATGAAGTATATGAAGGAGAGGACTGTGCTATTTATGATGAAGACGGCGAAGTTGCAGACCTCAAACAAACTGTTTACGAAACTGAACGCTTTTATTACGATTAATTAATCAAAATGAAAAGGGAAATACCATTATTTATCGTTGATTCTTCGAGAAAACATAAGAAAGGAGAATGCGACTATATATGTTGCACCGACAAGGATAGCGGATTTATTGCAAAGATTGACTACATTGATGGCGAATTAGAAGAGACAGGAAGTTATTACAGAATTGGGTTAAGCAAAAATGGAATCTCTTGCAGAATGAAGATAGTTCGCTCAATGGGCGAGAATCCAACTGAAACCGCGGTTAGAAGCCTGCTCAAAAAAGGAATGGAGTATTATTCAACTATCATTCAAAAAAATGTTGATGTCACAAAGCTCAGCCGAGAAGATTGCGTTGATTGCATTGATGTGATTATAAGAGCCAATATATCCTTAATGAAGGACAGGCCACTTGGCCAAAGACAGACAATTGCGACATCTATTTGCGTGTTAGAGGCCGCCAAAAAATACATAATGGAAAAATAAAATCATCATGAAAGAAATAATAAGAGGCATAACAACTCGTTATATATTCCGTAACTCGGATAAAAAATCCGTTCAGTTAGATGTGACAGTATATGATGCTGAAACAGCGTCAAATGTCAAGGTTCATGATATAGTTCTACATGTAGATGGTATCGAAATGAACTACAATTATAACAACGCTAATGGCCCGAGCTGCATCTACGGTAAGTGTAACACTTCAATCCATGAAATGCTCTTTAACAACAAAGGAGAAGGTCGAATAAAAATAAGAACGAAGATTGGCGATGAATATTTAATAGCAATACCAGAAGACATTTCATCGGACATTTACAATTCACTAAAGAACAATGACAAATAAGCAATCAGGCTGGGGCGGCCGCCGCGAGAATAGCGGTCGCCCAAGAACAAACAAAGTCACAATGTGGGCAAACGTAACGCCTGCATTTCTTGCCAAACTAAAGGAGAAGGCCGAAGAAGAAAACATGAAGGTCGGTGAATATCTTGAAGAACATCTTAGGTTATAATTTCAGCAAATTAAATCCATTCGTAAGGTGCTGATTCTGAAAGCCAATCAAAACAATATGGCGCGTTTCGGCAAATTACCAGCAAATTAAATCCGTCTTAATACTTCGTGATTATAACCGAATTATAATCGAAAAAGGCTCGTCACAGCTATTGTGGCGAGCCTTTTTTTTGCTTCATGCTGTTAGCCTTTCACATAACAAACAGATTACAATTTTCACAAAACCGAAACAAATCGCAACAGCCGAAATTTGTCTTAGAAAGCAGGAAAGTCCTGTTTCATAACTAAAAAAACAAATTTATTATGGAAGGAATTGAAAAAGTGATTTGTTGCGACAAGGGAAACGATGCTTTGGCCTATGCAGCGATGGCCAACAAACAAACAGACCCTATGGCAATGGCGGCGATGATGAACGGAGGCATGGGTAATCAGTGGATGAATAATCCATTTGCCTATATGATGTTTCTTGCAATGTTTGGCGGTGCAGGATTCGGAGGCTTTGGCAACAGAGGGAATGCCGTGCAGGATGCAGAAATCCAAAATCAGATTGCCTCTCTACGCTCACAGATGGCCGACAATCACAATGCAGATTTGCTGATGTCAGCAGTCAAGGGTAACGATGATGCCCTCAAAACGCTTGGCGCGAATCTTAATTGCGACTTCAATCAATTGCAACAGGCCGTTTGTGCAATACGTTCAGCAGTAGAAAATGTTGCTGGGCAAGTAGGTTTCAGCGCTGAACGTGTTATCAATGCGGCTGAGCGTGGTGATGCCAGCATTATAAGTGCAATTCAGAATTGTTGCTGCAACACACAGCAGGGTATTTTGAAAATGGGCTATGAAAACCAATTGGCTATCCAAGGCCAAACAGAATCTTTGAATAAGAGTATGAATTTCATTAACTCGTCAGTCGAACGCGGTTTTAGTGCTCTTGGTTTTCAAAATGCGCAGGACAAATGCGATATTATTCGCGCAGGGCAGGACAATACGCAACGCATAATCGACACACTTAACAGTCATTGGAACTCAGATTTGCAGCAGCGCTACAATGATGCACGTCTGGAACTCTCACAGCAGAAGCAGAATGCGGAGCTTATAGCAGCTCTGAAAACGACAACAACGCCGTAAAACAAAGGTGGTAGGGAATTTCTTTCCTACCACTAAATTTCTCTGAGTTTAAAAGCAAAACGCCATGAAATTATATATTGCTATCTCAAACAAATCAGATTCTCATTTCAATGGGGAAAGCGCCGCCGAAGCAATTAAAAGAATATTCTACACGGATAAAAACGGAGCAGAGCACAAAGGCGCACACTGGTCAGTAAATGAAGTCCTAAAAGCAACAGAAAAACTGAAATTTAAAGATTGTGTTACGGACTGGGATAAATATGTCGCTTTTAATTACGCTTATGCAGACTTTAACAAGATTATGTCAGATGAAATGATTATCTTAGCAGCGCATTCCTTCTTCTTTGACGATGAAGATGCGCCTTGTGACAAGGTGTACAGATACGTACAATCAATGTCAAATAACGCCTAACCGTGCAAAATCCGTGCAAGTGATTTTACATAAACAGATAAACGATTAAATGTCAGTTATTTACAAGGGTAAGACTAATGCTTTGGGAGCAGGGGGGCGTGGGTTCGAATCCCGCTACCCCGACAACAATTAAACCGCTGATAATTAGATGTCTACTAATTGTCAGCGGTTATTTTTTTGACTCTTTATTTAAATATTAAAACGCTAAATTATCAATAATGTAATTGGCTAAGGGGGGGGCTGCGACGCATTGGTTTTTTTGTGAGTCTGCGTATCGCATTTGCATGAGCGATTTAATGAAATCTAAAAAAAGTTTCGCAATTATTGTATGTGGATTTTTTTTGTTCCATTCAATATTTGTATTTTTGCATTGTGGTGGGTGCTTCTAATCAATTTTTTGCCTTCTATTACAGAAATGAGAGGGTATTAATGCAACCTCAATTTATGCGAGGCGATTTAATTGCGTTGTCAGTACTGCAAGAGAATGTGGTTATTGAAAGCGGCGCTCCTTATATAATAGACACAAAGAGCATAGGATTTATTTTCAGAAACGTTTATGAGCGCGGAGATAAATATGAATGCAAGGTTTCAAATCCAAAAAGTCAGTTGGAGGATATAAATATAGAAAAAAGCGATGTGATTAAAATATATCGTGTCGTTGGCTTAGTAAGAACAAATTTTAAATCAAACAATTATGATTTCACAAAACGCACAATCTGAATTTAATAACGT